GTGGGGGGGGTATCTCTATCTGGAGAAGGAACAGGAGTAGGAGAAGGAGAAGGAGAAGGGGCAGGAGTAGGAGCAGGAGCAGGGGCATTGCTTGTAGCATCATCCGGCATTGCTACGGCATTGCTTGTAGCATTATTTGGCATGCCGTCTTTGCTATTTCGTGAATTCCATCGGGCTTCAGCGGCCTTTCTTGCTCTTTCTGACCTTTTTTTTGCGTGACAGGCATACCCATTACTCTCTTCCCAGTCGTGGACATAATATGTTCCGTCGCGCTCATCTATAAACCTTAAATCGAGCAATGCTTGAGCATACTCTGAGCATTGCCCAGACCAACCTGCGGCAATTTCTATATCCTCTAAATCTAATCCTGTTAATACCCCGTCCGGCTTGTTTTGAGCCACGTATGCCCAGAACCGTATTAGATTATAAAATGCGATATCACCGCAACGCCTCATTAATTTCAGGGCTTTTGGATGTGTCGGCAGAGAGACAAGTACTCTGAAGTCAGTGTTCATTGGCAATCCTCAATAAAAAAGATAGCCCGTTACAGACCCCGGCTGACATGCTGGCCTAATGGTAGGAAGCACCGAAGCCCGTAACGGACTATCTAAATTATCGAAGTATTTTTTGTATTTTACCAGCATGTCATTTACCACTAAACCATAATCGGGAGGGGGTGTCAATCAAATAGACGCCTCTGACCGGCCCCTGTTATAAATTCGATAATATCTTTTTTTTGGCGCTCACTCCTAAACCACCCGGTACCATCAACGGAGGCCCAACCGCCTGGTATCCAAATCCAAAATCTCCTTTCGGGCAGTCGCATTTTTCATCGTATGGAACACCAATGGTTGTAACGACAAGGCCATTTATTTCAAAGTACCAATTCGCCTTGTGGCCATTGTGGCATTCAACTGGTATTTGTATCTTCATCCCGTTACCTACTTGGGTTATTGTCTGTGCCATACGAGCACGTCGGCTTTACCGGTAAAGACTTTCCACGCCTTTTTTACCCTTAGTTTAAACCCGCCCATGCCGATTGGTCTGGCTGGCGTCCACCCATCAATCGTTTCTATTTGGTTTGGCCACCACTTTACCTCTTCCGCTGTGAATTCATTTATGCCTTTCATTTTTAGTTGCTTCCTCCTTGGCTTGGCGTTAAAGTTAAACTTTGTTGTGATGTAAATATTTCTGAAGAGACGGCCCTTTTTTGTTTGCGCTTTCTTTTATCCAAGACATTTTTAAATCGTCACACCTGAGCATTATTTTAATGGCTCTAAAAACATGACCAAGTTCACGAGCCAGATCAAACCGATTTGAAACCCTATGTTTCGATGGCATGTCCGGGTTATAGTTTTCATAGCCATGCCGTAATATTTTACCGATAGTCTGTTGCGACTCTCCAAGCTCTTCAATCAATAATGAAAGTCTCTCCGTTTCGGATGGTGACAATTCGTTAAAATTTTTCATCCCATTACCTCCTTGGGTGGGGGGGGTTAATCGTAAAGCTGATGCGGCGTTATAACCCTATATTTTGTTTTTCCGATGGGGATCATGGCAGCACAACCATACAGCGAAAGGATTATATAATAGCACTCGTGAACGACCCTTTGGGCCACAAACCCATTAGATTCGTTTATTCGGTGTATCAGATAATTCATCCCTCCTCCTTTATGGTTAATCACTTGGTAGTCGCGGGTGGGTCAAATCCCCTCGCTGATATCGGCCGTGTAGTCGTAATTTTTTAGAAGGGCGTAGTTGTCCCACTTGGTCATCCCAGAACCGGTCACCACTCTGCCTGTAGGACACCAGGCTTGGAATGGTCTTAGGTGAACAGGCTTGTAGGGTCCATCGCTCACCAACACCGGATGCCCCGACTTCAGGTCCGGGCGGCGGCGGCGGACGTGCTTAACGGCTACCAATGCACCGCTAAGAGTTTTTATTGCATGGGGCCAACCGGTATTAAGAGGCTGGAACGCAAAATATGTGAAAATTTCATTTTGCCACACGACCTCACCATCGACACGTTCATTCCCCCATTGGACTTCCTCCCCATACTCAAACGGCTGATCATTTTCGCACATTGGTTCCTCCCTTTCGGTTGTTTATAATTCCCCTTACATGGTTAATCGTGAACCATATAGAAAGTACGAATATTCCCCACTGACCTGCATTCCAGGAAGTGTGCCACCAAAACGGTTGCCCGCAAATGGCGATGCAAAATCCAAAAAACCGTAGGCGCTTTTTGTTAGAAGCGAATAGGAATATAGAAGACCCACTGCATATTAGTATTATTGCCTGTTCTATATTAGCGAACATTTTTTCTCCTTGGTTAATCTTGTTTCCCGCTCCCGCAACGCGGTAGCTATTCCCACATATGACGGAAATACTCAACGGCCCATGGCCATGGCTCTCTCGATGAAACTGCTATCCAAAAGGCTTGAAGCCTTAAAACTTCTCCGAATGGCGGTGTATACATTTATTTCCTCTCATACTGTTGGTTGTCGTATGGGGATCTTGGGGGAGGTCATTAAGTAGATTCAACCCCCAGGGCTAACTTAACGCGATCAATCATCTTGGGCTTAAGCTGCCTGTCCGCAACGCGCCCTTGTCTGATCTGGCAATACCTTCTATAGGTTATCCCAAGAGCTGCCGCAGCCTTCCGGTTTGACCCGTACATCCGCTTCAACTCCGCCTCTATCGTCCGTGTGATATGTGTAATCTTCATGAGTTCCACAATAGGCACATTCCGTGGGGCGTGTCAAGCTGTTTTTCGCTATGAAATTTATTTTAGTTCACGGTGAAATAATCCTTGCAATTAATTTAAGACTGTGCATAATGTAACTCAACCCTGACGATTTCATGTAAACCAAAGGAGGCCGCCCAATGACGAACATCAAAACCCCAACAGAGATAAAGGCCCAGGCAATTAAAGACACCCTTCGCAGGTTCGAGGCATCCCGCAAGCGCGCTGTGCTCGGCGTGGACCTTTCGGACGACGACCCGAGGATACCTGAGTTTTTTAGGCGCGGCGAGTTGTGCCCCTATGATGGAGTTCCGGCTTTAACTGGTTATTTTGGGGAGTAATTATGGACTACGAACGAATGAGGTTATGGTGGGACAAGGTGTCTTGTGCGCAGATAAAAGAAAAACGGATTGGGCCGCTCGACGTCATAATGGCGATCATTGTTTTTGCATGGTTCGGATTCATCGGGTATTACATTTATTTGCGGTGGTAGGAGGGCGCAATGGTAAGGACGATTAAAACTATGGTGCGCGATGTTGCCGTTTTCTCGGCGGGGACCGCAGCTTTTGCTGCGACATTTCACATCCTGTTTTCGTAGATTAAAGGAGTAACCCATGCACGACCTAATAGAAAAATCGCCACGCTGCATAAATGCCATGGGCATGATCCACAAGGATTTCCTTGATTTGACAGACTCGTATTCGAGCAAAGAACGGGACGAAATGGAGCCATTCCAAAAGTCGGCAATTGTGTTCTTCGAGATGGAACTGGAAAACATAGCCGACCAGATCGACAAAATGGAGGCCACGCTCAAGCAACTCAAAGAGGACCAGGCGGACCACGACGACGTTGTTCAAAACAGCCCGACCGTATCGGATTAGTTGCGGCGCGGTTGGCGGTTTATGGCGTAGTTAATTTAGCCGTTGACACATCAACACCAAAGAAGTAGAGTATAAATCGTGATGAGGATAAAATTAAACCATACATATTTCCCGGCGCCATCAGTGAGCCAATCCCGCCTGATTGTCCTCATCACGAGCTGATGTGCGCCGGGATTTCTATTTTTGGAGGTATGATATGCAACTCAACGTAACGATTGATCTTGGCGACCTTTGGGATGAAGAAATGTCGGCCGGCGACCTTATTACTGAGGAGCTTCGCAACTCTGTCGTGAGGCAGGCGGCCAAAACCATAGCCGGGCCAACTCTAAAAAAACTTGCGGAGGATATGTCAAGAATGGTGTCCAAGCAGATATCGGACCTGATGCGTGAGCGTGTCGAGTCCTTCATGTCGGAGGAAATAGCCCTTACCGGGAGATGGGGCGAACCCAACTTTGTTGGGACCATCGAAGACCTCATGAAAAAACATTTCGACGAAACCATATTTGGCCCTGTCGATAGCACTGGCAAAAGGCTACAGGGCTGCACATCTTCTTCTATGACTTTTGCGGAATGGTTCATCAAAAAAGGGGTGTCCGATGCAAAAAAACGAGATCTTGAACAGGCCAAGGATGTTGTCACCAGCGCTGTTAAAAAGGAAATCAAGGCAGAGCTTGAGCGCCATAAAGAAGAATCAATCAAAAATGAAGTTGGCACAGCCCTGCATGCAATTCTCGGGACCAAGTAACCAACCACACACGGAGGACGCCATGCCACTATCAATACAAGACTGTGCAGAATCGATAACCACCCGCCTATTTACCGTCAATTGGATGTCTGCGGGAAATGAAAAAATGGGGCTTAGAATCGCCATAATGTCAGACGAGATAGTCGGAGAGGTGGAGATTGGAGGGTATTGCTACAACGATGCCAGAAAGGCTGTCGAGGATGAATTGCGGGAATGGCTCAACAGCCTTGACGATAGGGAGGCACCCAAATGACAAAATCAGAGGCTCTTGAGAAAAGCATTGAGAAGTGGCGAACGGTATGGGGGAGTGGAGGGGTGGATCGTGGGATAAATAATTGCGCGTTGTGCCAAATGTTTTGGGACAACCAACGATGCGATGGATGCCCGGTCGCCGAACGCGCACAAGCAACATTTTGCGTCGATACTCCATATGCGGAGTGGGATGACCACAACGCTGACATTCATAACACTGTCGTTACCAGAAAAGTAGGATACAGGGTGCACACCGGATGCAAGCAATGCGCAGAACTCTCATTCGCAGAGTACAGATTCATTAAAAGCCTGAAGGAGGATGGATGATGGACAAAAACGAAGCCATAAAAACGATAAAGCGGGGCGCTGGATTTTATGCTGAAGACAGCTCATTTGACCATGCCCTAAAGTACATAGAGGGGTTGCAGGAACCGACAAAGAACTCCACATCGATCAGCGAGCTTAAGGATCTGGTTCTGTCGGCCAGCCATATGCACGACGGGGCGGCTGTATCAATAGGCGTTGAGGTTAGAAACTTCGCAAACAGAAACGAGGCTGAACCGGTGTTTAAGCTTTACATCGCGGACATAACCCACACCAGAGAATTCCCGTCCCTCGCCGCCCTTAAGCAATACCTGGCGGACATGGACGGACAGGATGATTTAACCATTAATTTGGAGGACTAAAATGGAAAAAGACCAATTCCTAAAAGAAATGAGAAAAGTTTTTGAGTTTGTAAAGTCATTGCCAGACGAGTTCATGGAAGACATTGTTTCATTGCCGTCAACAAGCTATAACATCAGAATACATATTCAACATGATGCATTCGTTGAGATTTTCCCTGATTTCAAAGCCATCCGCTTGAACGGCCCGTATGTCAACTTGGAATCCGGGTTGGATGGCAATGTTGTGATCTGTTTGTATCCGATACCAGGATTCATTAAAAAGTTCGGCGCCGATCGGTTGCCGTCATAACATGGAATAGGAGGTATGGCATGGCAGAGCAAAAAATAATTTCTGACATGAGCAACGAGGACTATCACAAAAAAGAGGGAATATCCAAAAGCACCCTCGATCTTGTGCACAAATCCCCGGCACTTATTGAGTGGAGTATGAACGCGCCGACCGATCCATCCAAAATCGAAGCGTTCAACCTTGGAACCGCTGTACATTGCGCCATACTTGAACCCGATCGGTTCGACAAGGAATACATCGAGGCGCCCAAGGTTGACCGGAGGACGAAGGCCGGAAAGCAGGAGTACGCCGAATTCATAGAGGCATCAATTGGCATGTGCGTTCTGTCGCCTGAAGACTTTTCGCGTGTCAAATATATGCGAGAATCAGCCCTCGCATACCCAGACTTTAAAAAAATGTACGAGTCCGGGTTTATCGCAGAGCAATCGATATTCTGGACAGATCCCACTACCGAAATACTTTGCAAGTGCCGCCCCGATTTCAGCATGAAGGATCACCCCGTTATTGTGGATATCAAGACCACATCCGACATTGAGCGGTTCAATAAATCCGTGGCTGAGTATCGATATCATGTCCAGGACGCCCATTATTCCGCTGGAGCCACCTCATACTATGGGGATCGACCTCAATTCCTGTTCCTGGCTGTCTCATCGTCCGCAAGTGGGGGCAAATACCCTGTGCGCATGTTCGAATTGGACCTTGAGGCGAAAACTCAAGGAATGGCAGAACGCAATGAAGACCTGGACACCATAGCGGAATGCAAATTCACTGGAGACTGGCCCGGGCTTGAAACAATAGACCTGCCTTATTGGGCAAAACGGGAGGTATAGCATGTCGAACACAAGGATCTGGGAAAATGTAAAGCAGCCGCCGCCCCATGCGCTAAAGCAAATAAATGCTGGCCGGCTGAAGGGTAAGACCGACATCAACCCACAATGGCGCTACCAGGCGCTAACCGAACAGTTCGGCCCCTGCGGTACGGGTTGGAAATACGAAGTCAAAAAAGTTTGGAACGAGCCTGTATCTGACGGTCAGATATTCGCCTTTGCAGAAGTTCATCTGTATTTTAAAGAGGACGACAAGTGGAGCGATCCAATACCTGGAATCGGCGGGTCAATGCTTATCGTCAAGGAAAAGGCCGGACTTCATGCGTCTGACGAAGGATACAAGATGGCTATTACGGATGCCTTGAGCGTAGCCTGCAAAATGATCGGGGTTGCCGCTGATATTTATGCCGGACGATGGGATGGCAAAAAATACGCTGGCGTCCCGGTAAATAAAAACTCAAGCCAGAAAGAACCCGTTAAGCGTAGGCTGTTTAATGCTCTTGTGTCAAAAGGGGTAAAAGGTGAGGGGATGACAGACTTTGTTGATTTTATGAAGGCCGGCAAGGACAAGTTGTCCGATGACGACATGGAAAAAATCATTCCCGATATCGAAACACATATTGCGGACTGGAGGGCAGCCAACAACCCGCCAGGAAATCCAGACATACCGTATTAACCGATAGCCCCCTTCGTTGGGGTTGAGGGAGGAATGAAATGAGTAAATACGAAGTTCAGTATGATGATAACGACTCAATATGCCCATATTGCGGTGACAAATTCCAAGTAGAGGCGGAGGACTACAGCGAGGATGATCGCATAGTGGATTGCGACGAGTGCGGAATGAAGTATCGTTTGAATGAAGAGATTTACGTTGAGCATATAACGCGACCGGACTGCACCATTAATGGGACAAATCACGACTACCAATACGAAGTCATAAAAAGGACAGGTGCATATTTCTGTTCTGTCTGCGGTAAGTGTTCGTTAACCGGGCAGGATGAAATCCAGTCCCCACACACTACGGGATGAGAGATGAAAGCAAAAACCTACATACTCAGGGAGGAACAGATCAAGGGCAACGCCATCGCTATGCTTAGATCGTTACCCATCGAACCGTTGCTTAGGTTGTCTATTGTGGAGGTTAAGTCAATACGGTCACTTGAGCAAAACAAGAAAATGTGGTCGATGTTGGGTGACATTTCCAAGCAGGTAGAGTGGCACGGCATGAAGCTTACCAAGGAGAACTGGAAGGACATGATAACCGCAGCGTTAAAGGGCCAGAAGGTAGTGCCTGGACTTGAAGGCGGGTTTGTTGTCCTCGGGCAGAGCACGTCACGGATGAGCATCAAGGAAATGATAGACGTTATTGAGTTTGCTTATGCTTTCGGCGCTGATCCTGACCATCCTGTTCAGTGGTCAGATCCTAAGGATGAGCCCCCGTGGTAAAATATAACGTTTTAGCTCAGTTGATTTTTGCAAAACAAAATAGGAGATATTTCCAAAATGGAAACTACTGAAAAGCAAGAGGTTGAGGAAGAACGCGGGAGTGCAAAAATTCCAATGAAGCGGCTTGTTATGCGAATTAATTCTTCAAATTTAAAGGCCACTATTGGGGATGTTGAGTATCAATGGGAGGGGGGTTTTGGCACTGTGTTGAGTAGCATTGAGAAAAATGTAAAAGAGAAAGAAGTTAGAATGGTGGGCGATCAGCTTATGTATGCCTGGAAAATAGAAAATCGTAGATTTAAAAAACCTATTGTGCATTGGAGCTTTCCTGATATTGACGCTGAACAACTACGCTTATTCAAAAGGGCTATTTTTGGCGCATAACAAGGCGTTATCTGGACGGAACACAACACGCCGGGGACACCCGGGATTGGCCTGGGTAAGGGGTGTAGGGTGCGCTTAATTGAGGGCAGTACCATACCGCTTCGCATAACTGGCGCGGGCCGTTTCCGCGCCCACGTTGATGCGATTGTTATAATGCACTTATAGGAGGTTCGATCTTGAAGATTTTAGTAGCTTGTGAAGAAAGCCAGACTGTGACAAAAGAACTAAGGGCGTTGGGGCATGAGGCTTTTTCTTGCGACCTTGAGCCGTGTTCTGGGGGGCATCCTGAGTGGCACTTACAGTGTGATGCTCTGAAAGAGGCGTACAGCGGGAAATACGAAATGATGATAGCCCACCCGCCTTGCACATACCTGAGCCATGCCGGTGCGAGGTGGCTATACCCGAAAGGGGTGTTAAACAAAGACAGGCTTGCAAAAGGTATGGAAGCAAAAGAATTATTTGTGAAGTTGCTTGAAGCACCGATTGAAAAGATAGCGATCGAAAACCCAACACCAAGCAAGGTGTACGGCTTACCACCACATAGCCAAGTTGTACAGCCATACGAGTTTGGAGACGAAGCCCAAAAGAAAACATTGCTTTGGACTAAGGGGCTACCATATTTGGTGCCTACTGATATTGTGGGAAAGGGTGATATGGTGACGTACAAGAGCGGGAAGACCAAGGCTAAGTGGTTTATGGATGCGGCAAAGGCAAAGACTCCGAAAGAAAGAGCAAAACTAAGGAGCAAAACCTTCCCTGGCATAGCAAAAGCAATGGCCTTGCAATGGGCTGGCCTTGCACTATAACGCTTTGCTTCACCGGCAGGCTGGAGCATAGTGAGGAACGAACGGCGCGGAAGACTGTCCGTGTGTAAGCAATTGTTATACGTGCCTTATGGAGAGGTTAAATGCTAATACGTTGTTGTGGATGTGAAAAGAAAGTTGAGGCCAGACTTACCGATGGTGGCGAAATATACCCACGCCGGCCTGATTTAAAATCATTGCCGTTTTGGAAGTGTGACGCTTGCGGAAATTACGTGGGCTGCCACCACAAAACTAAAAACAGAACACAGCCACTTGGATGTATACCAACGCCTGAGATTAAGAATGCAAGACAACACATCCATAAACTGCTAGATCCTATTTGGCAATCGGGAAAGATGAAGAGAAAGGAGTTATACAAAATCTTGAGCGATAGACTTGGCTGGAAATATCACACGGCCAACATACGGAGCGTTGAAGAAGCGCGTGAGGTTTACCACATAATTCAAGAGCACGTATAACAAGGCGTTATCTGGACGGAACACAACACGCCGGGGACAGGAAATATAAAAAATGCCAGAATACCCATACGGATTAGAGCAGTTCAAATACACCAACGACGAGATCGCAAGGATCGGCTGCATCGTTTGCGGGTCGCCTCCCTGCATACACCACGTCAGAAAGCTATCTACCAGTAAGAAGCGCAAGGACGCTCCGCGGTTGCCCGTTTGCCCAGCTCATCATCAAAATCATGGGTATGGTATTTCTTTGCATGACGGTGAGCGTACATGGGAAGCTTTGTTCGGGTGCCAGTTGGACCTGTTAAAAAAGCTCGACTCTATTTTAATCCAAAGATACGGGAGGCGGTAAGATGGGCAATATTAAAAACTGAGTTTTCCCCCAAAAAGCAGTCCATAGTGGACAAAATAAGGACATAGGTTATGTATAGATCACGGTGGCACGGTTTCAAATCGTTTATGAGGGATCTCGCGTTCGGGTTTTTGATAGCCGTGGTTGTGTCAATAGCGGCGTTTATTTTGGGGGCGATTCTTACTATTGGCAAAATTAAACATATTTAGGGAGGCGTCATGAAGAAACTGTTTTTTATAGCAATGATTTTGGCAATGGCCGTCACTTGTTCGGCGTCCGACAAAGAATGCGTAAAAAAATCAGCGGTTATTGATTCTTGGGAATCCATATTAAATATGGCAGAGCCGGACAACTCTGGCGTAACAAATGCTGTATGCGATAATTGCGCCTGTTGGTATAGCGGGTCGATAGGTTCTTATGATTATTTTGAATGCCTCGCAAATGAGGCCAAGAAACAAGAAGAATACTTCCAGAATCAAAGGCAACTATTAAATCGCGCAAAGGAACATGGTATTTGCGCAGAATAAAGGAGATAAAATGAAATTCGTAACAGCAATTGCAATTCTGGCAATCATGCTCTGCGTATCATGCGTAAAATCAGCAGAGGTAAAGAGTGACCAAACGATAACCGGCATGGCACAGACGGAGCTTAGCACCCTATCCGCAGAAATCACATCGGCCAAGGAGGCTGTCCAGGCAACGGATGTTTTCAAAGAGTACCTTGAGGCGCAAAAGGCGTATACGTCCGCAGCTAACGCCGAGTTTAAAAAGATGCCGGTGTTCAGAGAGTGGCAATCAACTCGCAAGGGCTACTTGATTAAGATCAGCAAAACCCCTGAAAGCCAACATCTCCAGAAGCTTCTCAACCGGCAAGAGGCGTTGAAATCTTTAATGGAAAAACAAGAATAGGAGGTACCCATGAAAACATACGCCATTATGGCTGTCGTAGTTATGATTTCCCTGTTTTCCATCGAAGCAAGTGCTGGTGTTTTCGACAGGGTTGCATATGGATCCCTGTCTGAGTACGACACGAAGCCGGACGATACCGTTGAGATGAGTTTAATGGCCCGGGCCAATTTCCCGTCTGATGAGCATCTTACTCAGGGGTATGATCTCTCTGTGAGATGGAAGCATATCAGGACCGGGGCGGCATTGACTGTAGGGCAAGAGAACGTGGGGTTTACATGGGGCGGTCAAAACGCGGGCGGTATAACAACTCCATATGTGAAAGTTGGCCTGGAAAGGAACGTCGTAAAAGGACTGTCGATTTATGGGGATATAGGCGCTGGCTTCCCATCCATAACAACAAATGGAACCAGTTCCCGCGAGGCCATCAACTATATCATGATGGACAATTTGGGGGAAAAGGCCAGAGATATGGGGAGCAAAACTTTCAACCCATATGATTGGCCCATCAAAACACTGGAAACGGATGACATCATCCTCATGGGTGAGATAGGCGCCAACTGGTACCACAATATCGGCGTTGATCCACTCAATCTTTGCAATTGGTCTATAGCTTTAAATACCGCCTATGCGTTCGGATCGATTGGAGTTACCGCTGAAATCAAACCATGCGAGAACCCGACAGGCGGGTACTGGCAGGTCAAGAAAGAACTGGACCGTGGAGGCTTTAGGACTGGATTTATGTTATCGGGTGCGTTTTGAAATGCAAAGTGGAGCGACAGAGGAACGAAGGTAGCAGCCCAAAGACTCTATTCACGGGCTTGTCCCGTGCAATGCTTTGTTATGTGATTATTAATTAAGAAGGTGATTTATGAGCGAAACAGTGTATTACAAAGGTAAGTTAACCCCTACCGGAAAAACATTAGCAGAATTTGACCCTAAAGCTGATGATATTTACGACTATTATTACGATGCTGTAGAAATTGACGGGATGATTTACACAGTAGAGAAAACGGATATTGAACCAGATTGCGACATATTCAATTCAACTAAAAACGAAGATGGAACGATTGATTTCGAGGTTAAATATTACAATGGTGGTTGCGGCTTTAACGAAGCGATAGACGAAGCACTTAAAGACACATAACGCTGGCGTAACCGTCACGAAGCGTCCGCGTTGACTAAAATGTTAGGAATGGTGGAGGGTGGCATCTAACCCTATATTTGTGGAAACGGCTTGCCTGGGGTTTACTGAGGAGTAAGAAAATGGCAAGAAAAAAGTTGTTTGACCTTATATTTAGGACGGTTACCAAAAAAACAGGAGGTGGTACTATGGCACGCCCCATTGAGCCAACGCCGGTTTTGAGGGGTAATGAGGCCAGGGATTTTGAAAAAAGATTAAAACAAAATCTGGAAGTTCCGAGCTATTTGCAGCCCACACCAAAGCTGGAAGATGCGAGGCGGCTGGTAAAGGAACATGCTGTCGGAAGATCGAAATGTATTCGCAAATCAGGGATGGACATTACGGCGTTAAAAACGATACCGCCCGAATACGATAAGGCTCGTAACGATGCTCATGTTGAAAAGATCGGATGGCAAAAGTTGCTACTGTCAAAATTTCCAGCGTTTGACCCAAGTTGGCCCGATGATGTTATATCAAGATGGTTTGATGCCTTTCGGGATTTAATGGGTGAGTTTAAAAATGAAAGCGGAGATTGATGGGCTAAGATCAATCTCCGCTAAATCATTTTGGCGGGGTGGCTGAGTGGATTAAAGCGGCCGACTTATAATCGGTTGGCGGTGTTGCAGCACCGTCCGTGGGTCCGAATCCAATCCCCGCCACCATATTTGCCCCAATATAAAAAAGGAAGATCCTGGGGCAGCATGGGAAACTAGACACACGCAAAGTATATGCTTTGCGCAATCCTATGTCAACTGGATCCTATTTGGGATCTTGAGGACATTGTAAAATTAATTGATTCAAAGTGAACCAGTACAGGCTTGCGGGGTCTATTGACCCTTTAGACCAGCGATGTATGCGTCAACGGCGTGATGGAAAAGATCCATGTCAAGCGCATCTGTGTTTATCATTCCATCGCTTAAAAGTGTCGCTCCTGTGCGATCATATAGGCGCCGGGCGGTATAGAAAATAAATGCGTTTTTCTGATCTCCGTTTTTCAGGGCTTTAAGGAACTGAACAGTAAAATAGCTGCGCGGGTCGTCGATGCCCATTACCATCTCCGCCTCTATTAAATACTTGTCGATCTGATCCTTAGAGGCCCCTGACGCCCTGATCGATCCGATTGCATATGCATCCTCATACACTGCGTCTCTGAGTTGGTCTGGCGTCATGCCGGGTCCGTATATGGCGCCCGTAACTGATTGGCATCCGTTCAAAGTGCCGATTAAAAAAATACCAGCGATTAACATTGACCACATAATCAGTGTTTTCATAATATTATTACCTGTCTTTCAGTTTTTGAGCCAAGGATGATCCGATAGCGGAAAGTACCCGCAAAACAACCCCCTTGTACTTAATCTTGGAGTTCTTGATCGATCCCAATACTGCATCTACCACGACGCCGGCAATGGAGGCGGCAATCAACGCAATAGACTGGACTGTTTGGTCTGTTAGAATCTGGTCAATCATTTTTCTTTCCTTTGGTTGTAATTTTTTATAGAGATGGCGTTTGGCTTGTGAGGGCAGATGGGAATACCATCCTCGCTATTAACATCGTCGCTCGGATGGCTGCACCGGCCGTTTGAGTCTACACGCCCATTGCGCCTGCATTCCTTCCAGTGCTCTTCACTATAGCATCCGATTGGCTTGCGTTCCCATTCTTCTGGGACTTTCTCATTTTTTGTTTGCATTTTGGACACAACCTGTTAGGGTTCCCGCCAGTTATAAAAATACTGTTGGTTTCGCATCCGCAATTATCGCATTTCATAACAAGGGCCTTCATTAATAGTGGTGCTCCAGGTGTTTGGGTGGTCGCCACTGTACGTGTATATGGTCTGATTCTAACTTGACCCCATAGTTTGTGTCAACCACCTTTAGTGTGCTGCGCAGTCTGCGAGCCACGTCACTTGCGATCTCCGATGTGAAATACCTTGTCCTAAGATCAACTGCCAGTCCGCATGGGTGAAGAGATCCTGCCGAGTGAACCCCGTTTAGGCCGCATGTTATTGTGATCCCCTCGCTACGTCCGTTCTCTTCCCATATTCTCTCCGCAACGCTTAGTGGATACCGCATTACATTTCGAAGGCCCCTGATGTCTGCTCCTGGCTTAATATCCATAACGACCTTTCATAAAAATGATAGCAACTTTGCTACGCCTAAAATGGCCCCTCCCTGGACGATGGACACCCCAATAAAAATACCTGCAACCAAATATTTCCGCTCTTTGATCCACTGTCTCAACACATACCGGTTATCGCAAGCCGCCTGTTGGCAATCGCATCTCTTCTTGAGCTGTACCAAGTTAAACATGGTATATCCAAGAGCCTCCTGCGGATATTTGCGGGCCAGCTCTATGGCATCCTCCTGGGTTTTGACCTCGATGCTTAGTCCGTTGCTCACCTTGCCCCCTATCGCAATCCGCCAACAGACATTGGCGCGATGTAATGTTGAATGCCTATCTGCCCGCCGTCCTGTGTTTTGGTCGTATCATCCGACCATGATATTCCGCCCTGAGAAACCAACTCGCCTTCGATGAACCGGACGGGCCGCACCCCCCATATATACTTGCCTTCCGATGATAATGTAATTACCGCATCGGTGGTGTCCACATCGTTAATCACAACCGGGGCGCTCCGGTCACCGTCCGGGTATTCGACCGCGTAAACCAGATATCGGATCACGTCACCTGCCGGCAACGCATCACCATTTTCCAGGGTTGTCACGGCATCCCAGTGGACGGTGATTTGGTTGGTCGTAATCCAATTGATGTCGGCGGTAGCCGCACCAGAAAACAACGCGATGGACAGTATTGCGATGAAAAATCGTTTCATGGTCTCTCCTTAATGCCGAGATATTCCCCGGCCCCCGCTGCCTCCGTTATAGCGCTGCGCAAAGCCGGAATTAATTTTTACCAGACCGAGGCCATAATTATCGGCTGCATCGTAGCACCCGACATAAACATCGTTCGCCCCCCTGGACAGCCCCGTTACATCACACGACCAGGAGGTGGTCCCGGTGCAGGCGGTGCCGGTCGTGGCATCCGGCTGAACGTTCGCCCCCCATTTAGCGCCCGAAACCAGCTGATCGTCTGAGCATGTTCCGGTTATGGTCACAAAATCAGCGCCGAGGTTTATTACCTCGCTGGGCGGGGTCACGCTTGGGGTCGATGTGTCCTCCGTCAAAACCTGCACACCGAAGTCTGCAATGCTGTCCATGTCGGTTCCGCCTGGCGTGGTTTCAATGTCGTCCGCCCCCAGGGTGCAGTCCATGGTGCAGGTGTCACCGTATCCAATTGAGGTGTCTCCAGTCAACGACCAATCGGTACCGCTTCCGGTGGCAGAGGATAAATTAACCGTTCCGGCCACGGAGCATGTGATCTGGCAATCGTTGTCGTCGTACCCGGCCCAGGCCGTATTAACGTCCGTGGTGATGGATACGTCCGTTCCGTCAACGGTTGCGGCGGTCATCACGGGGGTGTCCTCGACCGGAGCTTGTGCCGTATCGTTGACTTGCAATTCATCGACCCACATTGTTTGGGTAATCGGTGATCCACCAGGTGGGTTTCCAATATATGGACCCAGAATAAAATGCTCCCATTTCATATCTGAGTAAGCATCTGTAATAATAATCAGATTGCTGTAGTCGAAGACTAAATTGTCATCGATCCACATCTTAAAAATTCCGTCGGCCTGCCCTACCCCTCCTGCAATAGTATTCATTTTTATATAAGCATCGACCTTATGATCAACGCCCTTTGTAATCTCATAATCTGAATTTTTATAAAGAGCCGCCGAATACCAATGGCCCGCTCCAAGAGAATAGCATTCACTAAATGTTGGTGTGGGGGTGACTGTGCCTTGATTACATTTAAATGTTGATCGGGCTTCGGTGATCGAAGATAAATCTATACCGGCGCTCGTCATGCCGTCGGTCGTGCCATTAATCGTAGCAAGATTGGAACCAGACGCGGTGCCATCGATTTGAACGCCGTCTGTCCATGATCCAGATTCTACGTTATATGGCATTCGGACATAAAATACACCGGCTGCATCACCACCTGCGAAAGATCCGGAGGCGATAGTATAATCTGCAAGTATTCCTATTGCATCCCCACCGCTCTCTGTCAGCGTTTCACCTATGGTCGGCGTTGTGGTACCGCCTGAATTATATGTAATTGCCTTCGATACGTTATAAGCGTCCTGAAAACCGAATACTGGCCTAACCCTATAGGGAGAGGATACGTCCGAAACAAACTCAATGTATAACTGTTTACTGCTGGCATTCGGTCCCTGGTAGTCTGAATCATATTGCGTTGAAATCAAAAACATGTGTGGATGGAATTCAACCCCGCTCCCAATCCATGCAGAATCAAAATTGACATAAAACTGTATATGCATCTCGTCAGTTGGATTGGTAAATTTGTAGCGCATAGCATAATCAAGGTTATTATGTGGCCGCAAATCTCCTGCCTGCCATTGCCATTCTAATCTGTTTCCCGAAACACCCCCTGCGACCGAATCACTATGAGTTGTATCATCATACCAACCCGCATAAGTCTCGTCGTCAAAATCTTCTACAAGTATCGGTGTACCACAAGCCGCGACCTGACAAGTGCTTGTTTCAGAACACCAATTATATGCAGGCCAGTTAGTCGTACAATCTCCCTCGGTCGTACAAAGACCAGCGTCTTCAACACAAGTATCAGGGGTAGGTAATGTTATGGTGACGGAATCATTAAGAGATGAGCTAATATTCCCGGCAGCATCTATTGCCCACGCATAGAGTGTTTTCGATCCCTCAGAAGCAAATGTATAAGAAGTCTGTGCCGTCCCTTGCCAGCCTGGATTGCTTGGGCTTGGAGTTGTAGCTGACTCAGTTAGTAGGTACCCGGTAACACCCACGTTGTCAGAGGCCGTGAACGTGGACACCGAAACCGTGAGGCTGTCAGAAGTTGAGGGAATGGTGAACCCCGTGACTGTGGGGTCCGTGGTGTCTTCTCCGCCCCCTGATAATGGGAACGCGGCCGATATCTGCCCTCGGTTGTCGATTACAAAAACGTATCTTGCGGTTCCGCTCATTGATGCTACCGTGGCACCAGTTTCGGGAGCATAACCGCTTTCCGAATAAGTAAATGATATCGAGGTGTCGGATAATGTTGTCGGGTGCTGTAAAACCTTCGTGGCGGTGGAATAGTTTGATCCATTTGCCAGCACGATAGTTGCTGCTGGATTGATTCGTTGTGATCCTATTGCAAATCCGTCCACATAAGATGTCCCTTGCGTTGTCACAGAAGACGTGACGCAAGAGTTGGTGAATGGAAAAATAAAAATGCCGGGGTTATCCGGGTCGCCGCTGGATTCGCTGTCAGTCGCCACGAACACACCGTCGATCCACATTGTCACAGTGCTTGTGCCGCCGCTCTTGGTTGCTCGACCTTCAAAGCAGTGATACTCATCAAATTCGAGGGCTACGGGCAGATTGTGATAGTGACTAATCGCATAGGGCTTTAAATTTATTTGGGTCGGCGGACTGCCGCTTGGCCCTGCATAATCCCAATATTGCGTCCCGTCGAACATATACCCGATCTTAAAATAACTCACCTTAGAAAAATAGTCCGACATGCTTGAGGTGTATTTTACATAAAATCTCCAATATACATCATTGCCGGTACTCGTTTTATAAACGTCGCCGTACATATGCCAAGGTTGAGTACCACCGAAACAAGAGGCGCCGCCACCTGACGTTGATTTTTGCTGTAGGGATTTATTCCCCATTAACTTTTCACCTGTGACCAAGTTACACGGACCATAGATGCAGGTGTACCCATCACTTTCAACGCTTGCCCCTTCAAATGATCCCTGGGACTGGGTGACTTGCCATCCTGCCGTGTTCTGATTCATCAGAGCAGATCCAGTAATGGTTCTGGTGGTGGTCCCGGTAACATTTGTGATAATCGGAGCGGCGGTCGCCACACCATAAAGAAAAACGATTGACAATAGAACGGACAGTCGTTTAATCACTGCAATCTCCGTAAAATAAATTGTCCATGGTCATGCCGGATGCATCCAAAAACAGCGCAAAACTAGTGTAGGCGTCCGCTGCTGTTGCCGGGTTATTCGTAAACGTGGTATCGGGCGCGTCGTCCGCATCGTCCCAGCATGGAGTGGACGTGACCGTACACGCCGGTCCTCCCGAAAACGGCTTGTCATTGGTTGGGTTTACCCACAGGCCGATCACGGTATCATTACCGGTTCCAGTGACCATGCGGCCTACCGTGTTTCCGTTTGATAGTCCTATGCTCGCGGACTGGACCGTCGCCCCGTCATCCCATGTGGTATCCGTGGTATTGGCATAGACGGAATATGCGGGGGCCCCGTCCACGTCTGACCGGAACAGCGCCCCCATGACGTTGGTGGACACAAACGTCGTCATCTCCACCTTCCAATATTGGGTTGCGGCTGTAAAGTCGGTCCCGCTCCCCACATAGGTTCCAGATGCGCCGGCCACCAGGGCATTGCTCGATATTGCTGCTGATCCGGCCAGCGTTGTCCATCCGTTATCACCGTCAATATCCCGGTTTGATCGGTCAAAATCGTCTGTGAACCTTTGCGTACAGGTAGACGACGGAGCGCTTTGCACAGGAGCACCGCTGTTGACGGGCGCCATTATCCACGATGCGGAAAACAGCGGGACTATCAATGCGATTATGGCTATCGAGATTATTTTTCTCATATCGTCACCTATTCAGAGGCCCATCCAGACGTTGCGCCCCATGCCTCCCATCCGTCGGTGCCGCTTCCGTCTGTATCAGTTGTGGAAACCATGCAAACGGCTTCCCCGGCGCCGGTCGCCGTAATTGCTGTTCCGGCAGCGAGCGCAGTACCTTCAAAGTTAATTTTTTCAGCGGCCTGTATGTCGATAACTGCCGCCTCAGCTGCGTCCCTCAGCCGATAGCAGGCTTGAGCGCCGTACCCGGAGTCTGCGGCAGCGTCCAGGGTAACGGTAGCAGCTGCGGTAAAATGGTAAAATACGCCATGGGTTTCTGTCGTATCGTGAGCCGTGCTGACCGTAACGTCCGCCCCGTATTCAGCTCGCCCCTTTATCACTCCTGCCGTGGTTATGCCGCCGTCAATGACGACCGTTCCGCCGTCTGAGGTAAAAGTGTGATCTGTAACGTCCGCAGACCCGTAATCCATATCAACGGCTCCGGTGGCGTCAATAGAGTCAACGCCAAGCAGGGCCCCGATGGTGATAGATGTTAAAGCAATGCCCGTTTCATCAAGAGTCGGGCTTGCCCATGTCCCACCAAGCTCTCCACCGGGAGTATCTCCAGAATTATAAATGTCATTGCCATCTTCTTTTAACGCTATGCTTATAAAATCAATCTCTGTAACTCCAGTATCAGTTGTCACGTCAGCAGAATTGGCTCCAAATTCAATATCAATATCTTCGCTATTTCCAATTAATTGAATAACGCTGTTATCCGTTGTAATATCATTTGTTGAAGAAGACAGATTAGAACCAAGAGAGCCACCAGAAGGAGCATCAAGAGTGAAATAACCGCTGCCAGCATTCCAGTTATACTTTACATATTTGCCATCGTCACCAGACGCCAAAGTGCCTTCGCTTGCATCCAAATCAATTATAATTCTAATCTCATCATCATCATACCAAACAAGGCCTCCATCATCTAATCCGGTAATAGTGTTATCATATTGTAATTCACCGACAACAGACGGTGATGCATCTGCGTCTACAAAATAATAACTGCTCCCGGTATGTATATCGCCAGTAACATAATAATCTCCTATACCGGCGCCTTCAAGCTGCAAATAAGCCAAAACATTACTGCCAGCTGTTGAATCTGTGCTAAATTCCAAAAGATCAGCAGTTGTGTCATTCACCTGAACATAAGCGCTGATACCCGTATCTTCGAGCAAAGCAATATATGGATTATCTATCGCGGGTTGAGAAATGACGCCATTGGAATCAACAGCAAACTGTTCTACATTATCGCTATCTTGGATAATAAACGAATATAAACCAGCATTATCTCCGAGTTTAATTACTACGTCTTCAATACTGGTAATTTTATTAGCGTTCAGTGCAATATTATTACCCATTGTCACAAGACCATTAAATGCATTGGTGCCGTTCCATGTCATATCGGCAGAAATAGAATCATTGGTGTCGGCTCGCATGATCTCGGCGTCAACCGCCTCAAAATCCGTACCGGCTTCAAGATTTACAATCGCTTTAAAATTCGCTTCGTTTGTCGTACCAAGTAAATCAGACGCATATGCCCCAAGAGATAGTGCAGTCTCAAGACCAGCAGCATCTGTGACATTAGAAGTGCTGCCACCACTGATTCTGATAAGACCATTATAAGCCGACAAATCGATTCCAAGCCCCCCGCGTGGTAGCTCGATGGCCCCAGCATCGAAAAAGGCCGTGGCGCTGTCTCCAGTCGCCGCATCTACCGCAGTAAGCGCCGAACCGTCCCCTGAAAAACCTCCAGCGGCAGTAACAAGGCCAGTGTAGTCAACTTTAAATAGATCATCGGGGGTTCCATCCTGGTCGTCTTGTATTAAAAATGGGATATAGTTCGCATCGTCGTTATCGACTGCGGTAATCAACAAGCCCGTGGTGTCACCAATAAGATCGGCGGCGTTTAGGCTGAGAGTAACAGCAACCTCGGTATCCCAAGCACCATCATAGGTTGCTGTTTCTCCGTCGTCAAAAGAAATTGACCCTGCGCCTGTTGGGTTGCCTATATTATCGTAAGCGGTTGATCCTCCGGTATCTAAGTCGGAAAGTACATTGTCTTCGCACTTTTTTAGCTTCCCTTCCGAATCATCAAAAAAAATTCCACCGCCTGTTGCGGCATAAGACGAGCAGTCTGATATGCCGTCAGTCGGCTGGAATTCCACCCCAAGCTCGTCCAAGACCAGCTCTCCGGTTAGCGTATCACCGGCCCTATCAACCTTGGTGTTCACCGCGTTGTTGATCGCATTGGCATCTCCAGCGGTAAGAGAGCCACCAGTCGAAAACGGATCGGTGCCGAGGCCGGTGTCACTGCCAATGGCTTCAATATGGTTGATAGATACATAAAGAAATATAAGCGCAACCCAAAGTAATTTTTTCATCGCGAAACACCTTTTTTATAAAATGGTTTCCGTTGGAATTCCCATCGACACCCCGCTGCCCGTCCAACCAGACTGGGCATAGGCTATGGCGCAAACCGTCAGGATAGCTATAAAAATTATTGCGCATATTATTTTCATGGTTTCACCTTGTAATAGGGTTATTTTTTACCACAGCAGGGCCGCCTACCGCCCCTTTATAATCCGGGTATCGCTCATCAAAGTCTTTCGGAAGCACCAGATTAAGCGCGTTTATTTGCGCTATGCAAGCCGCTTTTGTGCCGATGAATATATCCGCAAGCGTTCGCGTCACGCTGCCGTCTTCCGCGTCAAATACGGTGATGAAGGTTGTGCCGTCGTAAACAAGGCGATGGGACGCGCCCACGGCCTCGTTTACGTCAAAGGTAAGCGTCTTTGTTGTGGGGTTGTAAACAGGCGCTTTTATCTTCGGGTATTTTTCCACAGTAGTATTTTTAATACTCTGAGATTTTATTCTTTTTTCAGGCGGTTCAGCGTAAGCATAGATCGCCAGGGCCAGAATTGCCAGAATGACTATTAGTTTTTTCATAACCCTACTCCCCAGTTACAGTTACCGTCCAGCCCTTGCCCTCCAGGCTGGATTCACATGCAAGTCCGGTTGCGGACGGTGCGGCGTGGTCCCCAGCTATGTTAAGCGCTTTAGTAGACGCCGTGCTGGAGGTGTCAAGGTCACACAAAAACGCATCTACCATTGTCTCTGTCCATCCATTGCTGTATGCATCTATATTGGCAGAGTCCCAGTCCGGCAGGGTAGTGGACGTGTAAGTAATGCTGTTATTTGAAAAAATCAAATAGGTTAAATTGGTTAGCGCAGCGAAACCAGAGGCGTCTCCTGTCATGGAGTTGCCATTAAAATTAAGATAAGTTAAATTGGTTAGCGCCGAGTACCCGGAGGCGTCTCCTGTCATGGAGTTGCCATTAAAACCAAGAAGAGTTAAATTGGTTAGCGCCGAGTACCCGGAGGCGTCTCCTGTCATGGAGTTGCCATTAAAATTAAGAAGAGTTAAATTGGTCATATACGCATACTGGCCACCATTACCTGACAACGGCTCGCTCGGACATGCCCATCTAGTTAGCTTATCATAATCTCCAGATATCGTTATGGTATATGAATTTGTATCGGCATAAGCATTGGTGTAGTCTTGAGACGTCTGGGGCCCGGTTACAGTAGAACTATTGGTATCTCCCCAGTCGATCACGACCTCATACCCGTCTGGCAAGGACACATTAAACGTAACAGACTGGTCGGCATCGGCGTCTTTTGTTAATGTGATTTCCGTGGCTCCACCTCCGGTCCCCATGCCCATGTCCATACCGGTCCCCATGCCACGGGCAAAAGCGTAGGCGGCGAATGACAGCGCTATTATCAGTACGCCTATGATTATTTTTTTATACATAGCTAATAATTATCTCTGCGTTGGCCGCAACGCTCAATGTTAGGTCATCGGCTTCAATCACTGGAAACTCCCACTGCGGAGGATCGTTGGCATCATAAAGGTTCTCCGTTCCTGCGGAAGGTCCGAGCTTGTGGATAATGGTCCCCGTAACGGTCTTGCTTCTGATTTTCAAAATATCGCTTGCCGCTGACGGATTGAACTGGATACTCGCCACTTTAAGGCCCACCCCATCAGTAAACCCGCCGTCTGTGATGTAACTCCAATCTGTAGACCCGTCCGGTACTATATGGATTTTACCGGGGGCATGTGTTGTCGTGTTTGCCATGATAGAGCTCCTTATTTCCTAATTGTCCAATCCTTCGGATATATTGGGTTGCGCTTTTCTTCCTTTAAGTCTTCCGCCTTTACCAATCCAATCTTTAAAGCAGTTGCTGTCGGACTTAATTTAACACCCTGTTTTTTTAACTTGTTTATTCTTATGGCGAGCTTGCTTTTTACCGATGGAAGATCTATCGTCCCAAGAACAAGACCACCAAGTCCTCCAACCCTCGTGTCAACACCAAGCGCCTCACTTAAAACAGCCGTACCGCCTGCCCGGACAGGCATTCCAATGCTAAATAGATCCCTGTTTTCTATACGGTTAACGCCTCGCTGTATCGCATCCATCATCTCCTTGTAGGCCGCCGCTGTTTTGTTGTTTGGTATAACCCCAGGTATTAAATCCTCTATCGTTTTCATAGCGTTATGGGCTATGTGCATTTTTATTTCAGCCGTTAGCGGCTTCATATCCTTGCCGTACTTTGAATGGAGCTCTTTGTATAGATCCCGCTTAATCCTATTTACTTGCTTGGCGTCAAGCTCAGTTAATGTTCTAAACGGCTTACCGCCGACGTAATTGATGTCGGTTAGGTCTTCTATAAATTTTTTCTTAATGTTCCGCACAACCTTACTGTTACCAGTGAGAGCCGCTCGTTTTTCCCATTTGTCAACACCCTTCATCAGGTCAAGCACGGTTCTTTTTTCGTTGGGGCCTTTCGACACATAATCGTCTATAAGGCCGTCCACTCCACGCCACATTGACTCGAAATCGTCGGCGAGCTTCTTAAATCCCTTGTTGTTGAGTTTCACCTCGGCATCAAGAAGTCTTTGGGACAAGCGTTGCCTAACATCCGGGTCCATTATGGTAGACATTTTGGCAGAGCTTGCATACATTTTCTGCGCTGTTCTTGAGGGAATAAAAGGACGCGCTGCGGTCCCTGCGATTTTAAAAGGAGCGGTTATCGGCTCTACCATTGCGCCGGCCTTCATCATTCCAGATCCAGCTTTCTCCATTGCGCCTATTTCCGCTAAGCGTCCGCCGGATTGGAGTAACTTTCCCCCGCCAGTGAGAAGCATAGCAAAATCAGCCAGTGCCCTAGCTGGATCTTTCTCAATGTATTTTGCTATGTTCTCAGCGCTACCATATCGTGACATAAAATCATTTTTTACGCGCTCAAGGTTTTGAGCATCTTGCTCGTTACCAACCCCAGGGGCTATCTTTTGAATCATCCCGATAGCTGGCGAAACTACATCTTTAGCGGTGCCAATAAGAAAGTTATCAAAGGACTCTGATGGGTGACGCCCGACCTGGTATGCAGTTTGGGCCGCGCCCTTTAATAGGTTTTTGTAACTGCCGGGAAAGTTTCTCATCGTGTTCCCGAGCCTCGTCCCTACGCTAGCATAAGCTTGCATCTTGCCCTTGACGGCATCCTGTTCGGGGGGTGTGCCCTGCTTTTCTGCTGCTGCAAAAACGTCCGCCATGTCGGCCTCTGTCGGCTCGCCGTCTCCGTTCCACTCGAATGTCACTTCTCGTCCGGTTTCTTCGTCTTTGGCTGTGTATGTGGGCATTATTTCACCTTAGTTATTTTAAAGCGTGGTTTTTCTTTTTTTTGTTTTTCGTCAAATTCATAATCTACCCTCAAGTCATACGGCAAGGAATCCGCCCCAGGCCGAGACATGGCCTGTGATGCCTTTTTATTAAATCTCCTTATGACGTTCTTAAAAGCTTTTTCATTGATACGAATAAGCTTTCTTATGGCCTTTTCGTTTAGCGTAATTTTCCCACCAACGATCTTTTCAGCATATTCTCGGTCAGCGTCGGACAAGCCAGTACCGGAACCAAACTGCTTAATAATCTGACCTACTTGGGTTCCCATTGTCGCGGCGAATGCTTGCGTATTCGCGACAGGATCTTCTGCTGCCTCAAACCCAAGACGAGAAGCAAGTAAGTTGCCGGCATTGGTCAGAAATTCAGCTCCAGTCCCGGTAATCATACCCGAGTCCAGCATGGATTTTGCCTCTTTCAGGTTTTCAAGGCTTGTTACCGCCCCCTGCACGTCCTTCCTTTCGGACACCAACGCTTTGGACATCTCCTTGCCGAGTTCGGTCATTGATTTATCGCCGACATTTACATCTATCTTGTCAGCGCCGGCCGCAGCGGTAGATCTTTTTCTTTCAGACATTCTGGCAAGTACGGACTGTGCAAGCTTGTCACCCTTTAGCGCCCTCTGCGTTAACTCTGCTTCTGACATACCCTGTTTTTGTGGAAGGGCTTGACCCGGTACGGTGAATCCAAGGTTGGAGAGTTTCTCCCCAAAAGCCCGAAGACCCTTCTGGTCGCCCTTCTCGTAAGCTGTCTTCATCATGCCTTGAAGATACTTTATCCTCGCGGCGGTCGATTCTGATTTTATTTTCGCCATTTTTGCAGCGGTGTCCTGCTGACGGTCTACCTGCATCTGCGCCATGCGCTGGTTCCACTTGTTGTTCGCGGCATCGAGCTGCTTCTTTTGCATTAAAACAGATATTGCGTTTTGCATCGCATCAAGCTGTGGTTGCATTACACTGTTTGCCATAATATCACCTATATAACGTAGTTAGCCCAGTCAGCCGGAAGGGCTTTGCTTCCTGCCCCTGATCCTAATATACCACCAAGTACGCCCTGGTTTGATGAGTTATTGCTAAGAGCGTATGCCGTTCCGGCGTTGATAGCTGATGCACCTATGCCGCTGTAAAGGTCTGCCTGGGTTCTCCCCATATTGGCATAATTGGCTGCGAGGGCGTTGCCCATATTTGAATAAGTTGACGCTAGCCCCTGTCCTGTGGCCGTGGCTCCACTTCCGGCGGCGGCTGCTGAACCTTGACCTATTTTAACAAGGTCGATCAATGATTGGTAATCGGTCCCCCCAAGCTTCGATGCCATGTTATACAAGTCCATGGTCCGGCCATAGTCCGTGTTATAGTCCTGAATCATGCGGGATGTGTCTATCCCATAAATATCCTTGGCCCGGTTGAATTGGCTGTTTACCTCATCTGCCGTTATGGCTCTCTGGGATTCTGAGATCTGATTAATCGCGGCCCTTGAATTGTAATTTCCGCGAGCTGCCGCAGCCTTATCGATGGCCTTTTGAGACTCTTCAAGTTTGAACTTGTACGCGGGGTCTTCGGGATCAAACGAATAGTCAAACTCCGGCAGGTTGAGGTCAAGCCCCTCAAGCTGAGACTGATACTGTCCGGCGCCCCCGGTAGGATCAACACTGCCCCCTTGAAGCTCGCCAAGCGCCCCAACTCCAGCTTTGTGATAGGGTTGCTGCAACGATAGGTTTTTGTTAAACATCTCCAAAAGAGCATCGGCGCTTATTTGTGCCGCTTGGGTTGAAGCATTTGCCGATTTTTTGCTCGCCCTGTCGCTTGCCTGCGCCCCTGCTATCCCGCTTATAACGCTCATTTTAAACCCCTATATCTTTGGAATAGAATTTTTCGTATTCCCTGTAACCCATCCTTTTATATAAATTCCCCACCTTATCCTTCAGGTGGGTGTCAATTGACACCATCATGCTTTTTGACGCCCCAAGTGCCTGGGCGTATTTTTCGTATAATATCAGCATTTTTACGCTGTTTTTCCCACGGTATCCTTCATCAACCCAATAGTGCAATTCAACTGCCATTTTGATATTGCGATTAAATCCCCACTCATTGACGTGACCAGCTATCGATCCGACCACTTTGTCGCCGTCCATTAGAACCAGCACAATGCCGTTGTCGCTTTCGATATACCCCTGAACAAGATCCTTAAAAGACTGCGGATCGAGCGGGGTTCCTTGTTCCGCGTATCCGGCGTATTCAAAAAACCGCTTGGCACATTCCGTCAGACCGTCAAGGTCTTCTATTTCAGCGTGTTTTATATGCACTGTCGTAGGTCTTACCTTTCATGTTCGCATATTCAGCAAATGCCGTGTCAAAAGCCTTTTCTTCTTGTTCCGTTATTGACCTATGGCGGCCATTTTGTGTTCCGATGAACGGCCTCACAAGCGCTGGAAATAGGTTATATTCGTCCGGTATGGAAAGTATCTCGTTCACAATATCCTGTCGTGTTTCCCACTCAAATCCGACCAGAATGTTGCCGTGGTATGGGATTTTGTGCTTGTTCAATAGGTCGATGGATCGCCGTATTTTTTCAACGCTGATTTTTTTGTTCACCCTTTTCAGCTTTTCCTGGTTCAGCGTTTCCACACCGACAACCAGACTGTGGCAGTTGCTTTCCTTGGCAGCAATCACCATCTCCTCGTCCATCGGCCCCACCCTTATTGCAGCACTCCATTTTATGTTTCTCCCCTTTAGTTTTTCGCATATTTTCATAAACCGTGGTTTATTTATGTTCAGGGTGTTGTCGTTGAAAACTATCATTTCTATCCCGTACTTCAGAGCATAGTAATCAACCTCATAGAAAACCTTATCGATATCTCTCATTCTGAACTTGCACGTCTGAGCGCAAAATGTGCATGAGTAAGGACATCCTCTCGATGTGAGAACGCCCATGTATTTCATGTTGTGTCGCAGATGGTATTCGTTAATCCCAAATCCCTCATAATCAGGCCACGGGACAGCGTCTATATGGCCCGTTTCTATCTCGCCCCTATGGTGATATCCTTCAAACTCGTCAATGCCACCGAAGGTCGCCAGGGCGCCCCCAACCATGGTTTCTATGCCCATTTCGTGGCATATCGCCGAGTCCCTCAAGATCATGGGCTTAAAATCTTCGAATCCAGTAAATAATACAAACTGGCAGTCTTTAATTTCCTCTTTAAAGTCGTAGCCCCACAGGTTGTAGTTCAGAACCTTAACTTCGTGACCCAGAGCTTTAAGGTGGGACGAAACGTACATAAACCCCAGCGGATAGCAGCATGGATCATGCAAAGATATGTCATACTTATATAGAACTAAACATACTTTCATTCGAAGGCTGTCCTTAACGCCGCCAAAAGGGCATTGAAGTCTGACACAATGGTTGCCACGTCAGCGGCGGTGCTATCGATCGGAATGACCGGTGTCTTCTTGTTTAAAACACGGCATATCTCGTGGCGATATCGTTCTGTTTCCATTTCGTTGTCCGGTGGTTTTACAAAATCGCTCATGCTTCCTCGAAATCCACGTCTTCCTCCACGCTTACTAAAACAAGCGGGTAAGAGTCTGTCATGTAAAATTCCCACTGCCTGGACTCATATGATCCGAGAGCAGTCGCGTAAGCCACAAATTCGGTGTTGGACGAGCTGTGCATGGTCAAGGTAAATGCGTCATTCCATGAGGTATTTCCATCATCTCTGTACCTGACCATAAGATCCGGTGTGCCATCCTCTGATACGGTTTGCGTCCGCTTTAATCGGACGTATATCCCGTTGCAAAACTTTTTAAGGCGCTCGGTTCCGTGGTTGTAGTGCGCCGTCCTTACAAGACTTCTCAGTATAGATCCATCTTCATCATAGGTGGTGGGGGACAAGGAATATATTTTGCCGTTGGCCCTGTCACCGATTAAGGTGAGGTTCCACTCCGGGGCGAACCAATAACAGTTTGCCCTATATCGGTCATATGTTGCTGTGCCCTCATTCCAACTCCCCAACCTGTACCAATTTTTAGAAATAAAATCGTAAACTATGGTCTTTGTTTCGGATGGAAACGTCAGCACATAATACGGCCGGCCGACAAGCTCCACATAATCGCCGATAGCATCTGAAACAGTGGTGAACTCATGGATATATTTATTTAAAGATATGCTGATCGGCACATGAGACCCACCTGAAAGCATAACAACCCTGCGGTATTCATCGAGCCAACAGAAAGAGTTGACGGCCTGACACCATGTGAAACTGTATGGGGCAACCGTTCCCGACTGTATAAGACCCTGGTACAGCCGCACAAATGGCGTTGACCCGTCATCGTACCATTTTTCAAGGGTAGCTTTTCCGAGTCCGTGGATGTTAAGGTTTTGAACATCAAGCGCAACAAGGTTGTCGGGGTTGGACTCCATCTCTGCATAGTTTGCTGTCCATGTTAGCGGAGTATTGACATCTGCCCAGTGAAAGTTCCCCGACCCCGTTTCGTTTCCTATAAGGTACCTATCCAGAATTGCCACATGACTCACCGTGGTCGGTGCGTCACCGTCTGCAATTTGAGTAACGGCAGATGTGGTAATCTGATTAATATTTGCCCCGTTCGCCCCGAACAGATTAGCCCCAAAGTCTGCAAACTTTACCCGGGTGGCAGTTTGGAAAGTATCCCCGGAGATCTCCGCAATTGTTCCGAGACTATCGGTGATTTGAAAAGTTTTGCCGTTGCACACGACAATTGATCTCGACTGGCTATTCCACCAGTATCCTCCGTCCACAGCTGCCGCTTCACCCGTATCGGCAAATTCAGAATAACCCGGCCACCGGTTGATACCCAATAGATCATCAACATAGACGTTAATCATGTCGGCGCCATGGGTTACAAGCCCCACCTCGTCCGTCGCCTTGTTGATGCCTTCATGTATTGGTAGCCTTATTATCATATTCTACATACCCCCTGGTAAATAAAACCCATCGGTGTACGCCTGCGTGTCCCCATTTGCTGCGCTATGCCTCCATTCCATTATCTGTGATGCGTCCAGGTAGACCTTGCCCCTCGCGGTATCGTAGCTTGGAGATCCGCCGTCATATCCCGACCCGAATCTCTTTCCGCTTCCAGACGATCCATTTTGACGAACCATCACATAAGAGGGCGTACCACCCCCAGCATAAGGGATCGTTTCAAAAGTAACCTCGGCAATTGTGCTGAAAGCTGGAACTCCCTCGGCAAGAGACAGGTCTTGAAATGTCGTTATACCCTGGATCTGGTTCGATGACGGACCGATCCTGGTGTCCCATTCGACATAGCGCCCCCCGTCATGATGAAAGTTGATGATGTTGTTCGGTGTGCCATCCGTAATGGCCGAGAATATGCACAGATCGCTCCCATTATACCACCCCTTGTACTGGTGGTTGTAGGTGGGCGCCGTAGAGGACCAAATCATTTCCGAATTCGTGATTGCCGTGCCTGATGTGATGGCGGAATAATCAAGATAGAGATAATACCTCGTAGCCGCTGCGGGAGTTGGTATGGCCGAGGTAGTAAGTTGAGAATTCCAGAACGCTATTTTATCGGCTACCCGGTAAGCCCCCCCGCCGACCAAAACGGTATAGGCCGTGGCCCCGCCGTTGTACGCAAATATGGATCGTTCAATCGTGCTTTTATACCCAAGCGTGGTTTCCACGAACGCGACAACCGACTGCTGTGTGACCAAGCTCGTCGCCGAATCGCTGGCCATATTGTCCTCGTCTTTAACGACCGATCCGGATATTCCCGCGCCGTTAATGGTGATGGACCCATCGCTTCCTAGGACCTGAAGAGCGGTTGGCGTTGTCGCGGCCTCAACCCGGAAGTCGACGTCCTGCCCGTCCTCGTTTATTACCACCTCCCCCTGGTTCACCGATCCGTTGTATCCGTTCAGGTTGAGCAGGCTGCGGGATGTTCCATCCATCAAGACGGACACCGTTATTTCCCCGGCCTCGTCCGTGTCGGTGACGTCCGAGCTGATAAGCTGGATTTTCGCGAATGTGGTTTCGGTGCCGCCGCCGTCGTCGCCATGGCCCTCGATGGACAGCAATTCATCGTCATCCGCCGGGCTGGCCGAATCCTTGATACCCTTGAATATCGCCCCGCTGGCGTCGGCGTTGGTGTTCTTCAACCCCATGGCAGGCTTTTGCGATGTCGATGAGGTCCACAACGGATTGCCGTCATCGTCGTCACATTTATTGTTTATCTCGTCAACAGTCGCCGTCAACCCTGATAAACTGTCCGCCCTTCTCCAGATACTAGACGCAACGTCTGGGTATAAAACCGCGCTATCATCGGCGGAGGTGAGGGTTATCGTTGAACTGCCGTCAACGGTTTCGGATGAATACGGGTCTACCGTTATTGTGCCGCTTACACGCTTGATAATTAAGGGGTGTGTAAATCCGGCGACAGTTGCAAGGTTTACCGTAAATGTCCCGCTGCACAATATTAGGTCGTCATCTGCGGTTGCTGTATAGGTACCTGATTTAGTTTGGACCGTGAAAGTATTGGCCTGAACCTTTATGTTGTCCCAATCATGTACCGTGGTGGAGTCCGTGTCCTTGATAATTATCCGATAAACACCATCCCCATAAACCTGTGCTGTTCCATCACTCCCCAATGTCCTTGACGTGTAGGGATTGGTCTTCTCCTTTTCGGTCCACACGTTTTTGGCGGAAGATGTGCCGGCAGAATAAAAATAGGCCGTATAAGCAGACGCCACGGAGTTCGTGCGGTGATCTATTACCGGCGTTAAAAGCTCAGTTATTTGAAGCGCTCTTGTGGTCATTATCGCCTCATCGGTCGCATATAAACTGGTTCGCGGTTTCCATAGTGTTTTTTCATCATGCTGTAATACCTGACTGCCATCTTTTCGATTATCATCCCCTTGCCGGATGATGTGTTAACTCCAAATTCAGGAGCCAACTCAAGGGCAAGGTTCCAGATTAAACAATTCAAAACGTCCACGGGTCCGTCAAAGTTGTTGGCCTGGGCGTCGAAGTCCTCAATTGTTCTCTGGATCGTCATAACCAGGCGATCGGTTATATCAGCAGTACCGCATATGGGCCACACCCTTAGCAGCCCGTTGGTTTTAAGGGGCGTGTAGACGATCTCTCGCGCTCTTCCGGTAGAATCCTTGTCGGTCTGCGCTATGAATTCAGTCTCAAAATTATGCACGATAATCGGGTCATCGTCTCCGCTTGTATCCCTGACCCGCGCCTCGATAATTTTTAGCGGCCGGCTGACTTTGTTGGTGTAGGTGAAAACGTAGTTATCAACCGCTGCCGCTCCGGTGGTGTTGGCGGTCAGCGTTACGACATTAGCGGCAGGAGATCCGTTGACGGTTGTCCACTGAATTGTCCCACCTTCAAGCTCTATGCCGATGTAATCTCCGTCGCCTATGTCGTCGTCATCGTCAACGGTAATTGTTCCCGCCCCGCTCGCTGCGGCTGCTGCAAGCTGGGTTTTAAATGAATCGGTAAGCAACGCGCAGTTATCGCCAGACGGCCCCAACGTGTATCTTTGGGTGTTGTACTGCTGGAATAAAACCACCTCTTGCTCAAGAAACAACTCAATGCCGTCCATGGCCCAGGATTTTACCATGGCATTCAACTGGGCGGTCCCGTTGGTAATGTGCGTGGATTCTGTCGTCAGCCTGGGATCGACAGCCCGCAGCTTACGCAAGGCAGAGTTTATTATGCCGTCCCTGTTTAGTGTCCAATCTGTGCTTCCCGATGTCGCCATTTTAAGCCCTTCTTATGTCCTCTATCTGTTCATGAGTAGCAAATAATTCCGACCATTTTTTGCTCATGCACGTTTTAAATCCTACTCCATAAAAAACCCTAAATCTTTTCGTCAGCCTTAACCTAAAATAGAAAAACCGGACCCTCCTTGCCCAATAAAGATTGAACGCGTGGTCCTCCAACGAATATCCGCTGACCCAGTATGGCAACAAAATACTGATGTTGAAAATGCTTCCCTTTACGATATTGACCCCGTATCTTTTTTCTTGGCCTTCTGAAATGATATGTATCATTAAATTACTCCGGCTGTCCGGGACCAAATACGTCCCGTCTGTTGGGTTCGTCCAAATCCACGTCCTCTCGCCGCCACCCGTAGGAGGTCACATCATCACCCTTTTTTATTCTCCAACCCCTTGAGATATCAACCCAATTTCCTGATATGTATGAATTTTTAGATGACGTTCTATAGATTTTATACGTGTCCCCATTGTCCCACGATATCGTGGTTCCGAGAGTCACGGGGAACGTAAACGGGAACCCGCTTCCGTTCCCCGTAGCAACAACGGTGTCAGCATCGGCATACGCTACCAGTGCGTTGGTGGCTTGCGTCACGTTTTCGATATAAAGATCCAACTGCGGATCAACACCAAGATTACGGAAATTAGCACCTGGATCTCTTAGCGTTGTCGCTCCGTCGTCGCCCTTGTGGGTCCCTTGAAACAATGGCTGGTCATCCCTAAAGATTTCTTTAGTTGCAGTTGGCATTCTTTTTCCCGTCACTTGCCGCGATTAGTGTTACCATAATCAACCCTGTGGTTGGAATAAACCAGGCGAAAGACACCAGGGATGCCGCCATGATCGCCGACAAAAATATAATTCCGGTGAGATCTGTTTTGCGAATAAATGAAACCACAAACCCGGAGAATATCGCCAAAACAACCGCGCCCATTTCTACCGTCATTTGAATGATGTCATTATGAGCGTGTAGTTGGTTAGTTGCCTTGTGCCAATGCCCAAGACCTATCCCCAAGGGATGGTCTATAATTATCTGCGCGGCTATAGCGTTATAGTTCATTCTCCATGCAAAGCTTTCTGCGATATTTTTATCATAAAAAAATACAGCGACGAATACCAGGGCCAGTAAAATCGCTATCGATTTGTAGCGTCTGGTCGCCAAAAGCCAAACACCGACCGAAACGCCGGCAGCAGCAAGACCCACCGATGATTTTGTTAAAAAAATACCAATCACTATAAATGGCATAAACACAAATAGAGGCCCCCTTGAAAACGCCCAAAATGAAATGCCGAACAATGCTGAAAGCTCGTTCTCATTAAATAAAAGTCCAATGATGCGCCCGTCTGAGTGTGAATCCATCAGTCCAAAAGAAAAGAACGCATACGGGTCTATCCCAAAATACTGCATTAAAACAGCGAATAGGTTGACAACGACAACAATACAAACAGCGTCAAGAAGATGATCCCTGTCTAAACCATTTACGAATGCATACCACACGGCACCGAACACGATGGCCTCACGCCTCCAATAAGCGAACCTGTCAAATATTGGAAAAGCCGCCGTCACCGATGCCAACGCCAAGAACAGACCTACCCATGGGTTGATATAGTAAGCGATCCACGCAGCAAGGCCGAACACCATAACCATCTCAGTGGTAACGCGAGTCATGGCCCGCATCTCCCCCTCTCCGGGAAGACGCAGCAAGCTGGCCCCTACCAAGACGGCAAAGGCCAGGTTGCTTTTATTTAGTTGCGGTGTATTCACCCCAGAGTGCCTTCAGCTCCAAATCGTCGTCATTGGTCGATGCGTTGAACACTTCAATGGTGATGGCCGCTCCATCGACAAATAGCGCCGCACCGGGTGCGTCCGGTGTCAAGGTGAGTATCTCGTTAGATGCATCCAGCGTGGCACTCGTACAGGTGACAGTGGACTGGGCAGTAACGGACCCGAATCCAGTATCGTCGGCGTTTTTAATTAGCGCCCAATCGAGAGCGGTAGCCGCTCCGGAGGCATCGTCAGAGCTTACCATGGCGTAGAACACCATTCCCGTTGAATAATCAGCGGGCGCGGGGAACGACCATTGAACCCCGACAGTTTCTCCGCTGTCATCCCAAACGATAGCCGGTACATTGTCCTTGGTCGTAATATTGGGTGCCGAGGCGTCGTCAACATCGTTGCCGCTGTCAACAACAGCCGCGCCTATATCAAAATATATAGTCCGCGTGACGCTATCAACTCCCCCGTCGGCATAGATCGACCCGTCAACCTCAAGGTCGCCCTTAATGTACGCCGAATTAGCCCCCAAGGTTGCGGTAGGGGTATCAGATGTATCCCCAATCCAAAGACGGTCAAACCTCGGCCACGACATATCCCAAGTTGTAGCGGCAATTACCGTACCGGCAACCAGGACAAACGCAACCGCGAAAAACAATTTCTTCATGGTCCTATCCTTTCAAGGGGGCGCTATGGCCCCCCATGGTTTATGCCGGCACATTGCCGTAAAAGGTTTGCTCGTCTGCGATCTCCGCCGACCATCTTTGATCGACCTTGACCATCATATTGCCGCTCTGGAAATCCTTGTCCCGCGCAAAACGGGTTTTTCGGCGCCAGAAAAAGCAAATCCCTCGACCTTCTTTTTGCATGACCCACATATCGTTGTCAGTCATTTGCCGCCACACCTTCATCATAATATTCCGGCCTGATTTGGCATAGGCGGAAACAGCACGGTTTGGAGTGTCCGGACGGTCGGTGCTCTTGAGGATCTCGGTTGCCTTTTGCTCCAACTGAGGCGGTACCCACAGGGTTTTAACTTTCTGAACGATCCTCTGCTGCCGATGGTTGTACTGGTTCTCGGCGGCAATCAGCGCAGTCCAAAAAGTGGAGTACGTCAGATCGCTTTGGGTGCCGTAGTTTGAATAGGTCGAACCGTCCAGGCGCGGATGGCTGGTGGAAAACAGTGCCTTGCTAAACCGGGTCTGGTGGTAGGTGGTCGCCGTTCCAGAATTGAAAAACCGCGCAATTTCTGTTTCAATGGTTTCCTCGGCAGACTCCCCAAGATCGTGGAACAACTCTTTCAAGCTGCCCTCACCGCCCCCGCGGAGTTCGTACAGATTGTCCTCGATGGCTTCCTCGGTAATGTCAACACCGAGCGCCCGGACAATATGCACCCAGGTTTGCTTTGGTCCGCCGATCTGGGTGTCGTAAGTAACTGGCGCACCTTCACCCTTAACAATCAGGGTCCCAAGACCGGAACGAAGCGTATCTTCTTCATACGACTTTTTTGATGTCTTGACGGTGCAAAGATCCTTCCACATGCTCATCGCCCGCATTTTCTCATAGCTGTCAATTGTCAGCATGAAAAGACCGGGGATGTATTCGTTATTAAAACGTCCTCTTGTCCACATAACGCCCCCTTTCTATGCTAACCCAGCCTGAGTGGCGGAGTAGAAGTGTTCGTTAACCCGCACGACCCAACGCGCGTTTGCATTGGTGTCGTCTGCGGGAGTGTCGTCCTGGTGCGGCCACAACAGCCTGAACTGAAGCCCCTCGGTATTGGCGGCGCTGTCGCTATCCAGCTCTTGGGTTGAAAGCCCGGTGTTGGAGTCCGGAGCGCATAGTGCGACGGAAATCAGATCGCAGTTCATGCCGGCCTCGGCAACATCGATTGCGTTGGAGTCTCCGTCTTCTTGTGCGATAAATAGTTGGTCCGGGTGATCGGCTACCATTACATAACCTGCGATGGTGCCGTTTCCGGTTGCGGCGGCAGCGATGTTCTGAACATGCTTCATGTCCGAATCGAACACAGCAATAACGCTGCCGAGAATTTGTGGATCGCTATCGGGGACACTTCCGTCCTCGATTGCAGCCAGGTACCCTACCGGGGTACTAGCCATGGTGCTACCATGCACCACGATATCGTTGATTGAAACATTGATCGTCGGAGCCGTGATGATTGCGTACAGTTGTGCCCGCAATAACTGCCCATAGGGTTGAAACCCAAAGGCAGCATCAGTGCTCGAATAATCGACGCCCATGATGGTTTTCCTTTCCTATTCATCAACCACCAATTCCCCTAAATCGTGTTCGCCTTCGTATGACCTGCCGTCCTCGTATTGAACATCATCAGTGCCGCCGATCTTGGCTTTGTCGTCCGTAAACATCTTTACCTTATCGTCTGATCGAGTCTTGGCAACTGCGTCCATGCCGGATGCGTTTGCTCGGTCGTCGGCCATGCGTTGCTTGGCCTCTTTAACGATTTGGTGATGTGACCACGGCTTAAACAATAAAGCTTGGTCAAGATTGGCAATGCACCCAAGTACGGGGTCAATATACTTTTCGAGTTCGGGTAGCGTTGTCCGCGTTACAAGCGCCCATCTCAATGGGGGAGATACACTCTTTGTCAGTTCGTCAATGCGCTGGGTCTTTCGCTCACACCACCGGAATGCGTACTTTTTTTCTTCCTGCAGCTTCCATGCTTCCGGCATGGTGTTTTTGATAAACAACGGATCAGCCATAAGGCTGAAGTCGTTAAGCTCGTCCTCGCGTATCGTAAACCAATCGGTATCTTGCGCCTGTGCTCTGTCCGCTATCCCACGCTCCTCGGTCGAAAGTGTGATCGGGTTGGTGGTATCGGTTTTAGTTGTCATTTCCTCTGCCTTTTTCTCGGGTTTGCATTTGTGCAGTCTAAGGCCCCGGCTGTCCTTGCATTCTCTGCCACATTTTTTGCAGGTTTCCATTATTCGCCCTTTTTCGTGGATGTTTTGTTTTTCATCCAGCTATAGTATTTTTCTTGCTGCTTTTTGTTCATGCCAAGCAATTTGGCAGTTTCCCTCCAGTTAGACGGCGCCCCACCGTCCGTGCCTGGAATATCATCCGTGTTTGTATCGGGCTTATTGTTCTTGATCTGGCCCTTCCGTGTCTCTTCGGATATGCCGCTCAAGGCCTCCTTTCTCCCTTCCTCCTTGAACTGCTCGACCAGTTTTTGCCAATTGTTTAGTATCATAGACCCTACTGCAAGGTGTTCTTTTGCGAAGTGATCCTGAATCCCAAGGTAATCAACAACCTTGTCCACCCCTTCGCTGTTTTTTTCAACGTATTCCTTCCATGGGGCCATAAATCCGTCTACCTCGGATTTTTTCCGAGATATTTCTATGTTCTTTTCGGTGACGTCCTTTAGGTCGGCGTTGCTTTGTTTGACAAGCTCCTTCATCGCGTGGAGCATAACGCCCGGATCGTCCTTGTTTTCCTCCATGATTTGGATAAGTTGCGCATCCGTGAAAGATGCGTCCTTGTCCTCTTGCTTTGTTGTTTCGCGCAGTTTTTTGTTTTCCTTGCGCAACCCGCTCATGGACCGGTTGAGATCGTCAATGTGTTTAGACGCCAGCTTGTAATTTTCCTCAAGCTTGTCGAACCGAGACTTCATTTCATCGTCTGGCTCTTTCTCTGGCTCTTCCTTAACCTCGGACTCTTTTTCCGGCTCTTCCTCTTCTTCATCCATCGTCGGGACATCAATGTCCGCGCTCATAGACCCGTCTTCGACGTCTTCTTCGATATCGGGTGTTTCGAGCAATGCTTCCTCTGCCATCGTTTCGTCCTTTCGGAGTTTGTGGGGCCACAAAAAAGGGAAAAGCGTGGACCGCTGCTCGCGGTGTGGAGTCCACACTCTCCCCTTAATTGCTGTCCCTAAATCAGGTCTGGCCGGACCTCGAATAGGTTAGCCCGAAATTATATCATGTGCCTCATAACCAAAAACTTAGCCAATGCTGCATAGTCCTCCTGCTTCTGTATGCTAAGAACGTCCTTGAGTTCTTCCGAATCCGTCATGTTCTCGGGCATGTTTATATAAAGTCTTGACATATCCATTGCGCCCCTCAACTTGTCCCTTGCGCCGGTAGGGTCTGAGCCGGTAATCATGGCTTTGCTTTGCTGCTCAACATACATGCCAACCTGCTCTATCTGGTGCTTGCGATAGGAGCGGAATTCGTCAGATTTAAAGAATTCGTCCCAGTTCATTAGCTGCTTTCCGACACTCTTACGTCACGGATGATTCGTTTCGCATCATGATATTTATTTTTCCCAAAGATAAGCCCGCAAGCCTCGAACAGTGGCGATTCGTAGGCGCACATAGGGCACCTGCAAGCGGCAATAGTTGTATTAAAATCCATATCACACCCACATTTTGAGCATATCTTTTCTGTCATTGCCCGCCTTCCTGATCTTGCATGTCCTTGGCGATGGATTCGGCCTCTTGCAGCGCCTTGGTAACAAGCTGCATGGCGTTAGGAATGGTCATTAGTTTTTCCACAATGGGGCCGATGCCGGGTGCCAACCACTCGGTTGTGTCTGTATGCCCATACGCCTTGATAAGCTCCTCAGACTTCTTGACGGGGTTTATCGATGGGTCTTGCGCCGTAAGCTGGTAAAAGGACTCTTTTTCCCGTCTTTCTATCAACTTATTACTAAGGTCTGTCGATCCGGTCAACCTAAATTTGTATCCACGCGACATCATCTTACGATCAATGGGGACTTGTTGTCCGTTCCACAGGAATGTCTTATCCAGGGGCATGTATTGGTAATACAGGTCATAAAGCGTCCTGATAACCTCTAAAAAATCCTCTTTGATGGTGTTGACCTGGTAATTGTGCTTGACATTACCCTCTTGAATAACTGCCATTGTTTCGGTGGCGGTCGTTCCCTTTTCGCCCTGCCGGCCGACCTGTAGATCTCCTATTGACAGTATGCGCTCCCAAAACATCATGAACAGCTCAAGCCAGGGTATCATTTGGTCGGGGCGCACGTTGAAGTTGGGTGTGTAAATGCCTTTCACGTTGTCCAGAGGATACCATCCGCCAGGTGACAGAGCCAGCTTAGAGTCCTTGCCCTTCGCGTAGCGCTCAAAACCTGATGTTTGGTCAAAAAATCCATACGGGATCATTATCAGTTCTGCTATGTCCAACGAAATGTTGAAAACCTTATTTAAGCCCTTCTGGATACTCTTAAGCTTGCCGTAAAGGCTGGTTCCGTAACTCTTGCCTTTCCGAGGAAACAGGCGTATGCGCCTCAATAGGTGGCGGTTTCTGAAGTTCAGCTCCCTGAGCGGGAGAAGTCGCACAAGCAGTCTGTTTTCTGGCTCGATCCATGCGATAAGTCGTTCGGACTGGTAGTTCTTATGTTCCTTTTCCTCCTTGTCGTCGTCGCGCATAACGTAATCGATAGATGCTTCAATCAATTCGATTGTTTCGTTGCCAGTCTCTTTTACGTTGTCCATCTCCTGATCGGGAGACATCTCATCCTTGTCGGCGGTTTCGTCGCCCTTAAAATCACACACCCATGGGCCAATAACGGTCTTGCCGTTGATTTTGAACCCGGGCTTTGTCTTAACATCCTCCATCAGCTCAGAATATTTCTTGCGGATCTTCCGGAATACGGGCGCCTTTTCCCATTCGTCCACGTTGTCGGCTACATAGACATCCTTGAACGGGACCAGCTTGACCTTTCCGCCCTCGAATACCTTGCGGGTAACGTCCTTGGTCTTCGGCGCTCCGGTCTGAGGGTCAACTACTATTCCTCCTATTTGCGGCGGAATATTGGCTTGTATCTCTTGGATGGCTTGCTGCCCGCCGAGCATCATCTGTTGCGCTTCCTCGGGTATGGACATGTTGGGGTCTATCGTTGGCGCACCGTCCGGCCCCTCTACCATCTGGGATTGCTGCGCCATGGCCTGCCCCTGCGCTACGGCCTGCTGTGCCTTTTGAATAAGCGGGGCTACCGCCTGCATGACCTCATCGAAGTACACAAAATCCTTCTGCGTTTCCTCGTCCAGATCGTAATATGGCATTGCATAGATCGTGCCCTCTTGGAGTAGGCAATTAATTACGCCGGAAGCGATGCCCTCGATTTTAACGTGGTCCTCCAACTCCTGATTAAACCATGTCTGGGTCATCTCGGTTTGCTGGTCCTGGGGTTGCTCGTTTTCCATCTCCAGCTTGATGTAGGGCTTTTTGCCGACCAGACCGGCTACCATGCGGGGCTCTATGTTATCAGAGCTGATTGTGGTCAGGGGGAGGTTAAAGGCCGATGCGCCCTCCCACGGATCTTCTGTGGGCTTTTCTACCTGATCGTAAGCTTCATAGCTCTCCTTGATCTCATCGATCTTTTTTTGGCGGTATTCGGACCCGGAGAACTGCTCGTATAGGTCGAGGCAATGCTTAACCAGGTGTTTCCACTTACCGTTTGACTCGTCGGCTTCCGGTGCGTCGAATTTGTCAGCCACTTACAATCTCCAAGTATTTTGGGAATCCGATTGAATCCTTAACCTTGCGCATGTTGCAAGCAATGAGTTTTTCAACGTTGGGATCGGGGGCAGTCATGCGAACGGACTTATTGCCGCCGGCCTTGGTTACGACCCAACACATAGCGGTCCGGTAATCGTCCCAGGCGTCTTTTAGCTGGGGCATTGTGTAGATGGGCTCTGTCATTTTGTGTAATACTCCTGGTACCCTTCGTCTTTCTGTTGGTACCGCCTCGAAATGTTGGAAAAACCGAACGTTTGCGGATCTCCTTTGGTATCCTTATCAAATAATCTCCTGGGAATCAAGCGAAACATTTGAGTTGCCATTCCCGCGCTGTCAACTCGGTCGTCATGACAACCGGATGCCGCACCGTATTTGCCGTTTTCCTCGATAAAAGTTCGCATCTCGCTCACTGTCTGCTTGCTCTTGATATGGATCTGAGCGTCTCTGCACATCTTGTAAAGATCGTCAACCATAATCGGCTTGGTTTTAAGATTGGTGTCCCACCCGGGCTCCTGGGGTCTGCGCTCAAACTGAGGATATTTCTTGCGCTTCAGACCGGCCACGACCGTATAGCCGTGGTTTCTGATCTCAACACATGCCATTGCGTGGTTATACATCGTGCCGGCCATTTCCACTATGTCAGCGATCATGTCGTATTCGATATGCCCGTGCCATTGCGCGACCTGCTTTCCGGTCCTGTGGTTCCATACATCAATACAGGTGGGGTCTGGGTCTGTCTTGTCGTCCTTTTGCCGTTGGTTTTGGCCCCCTCCCGAGTCACAGGTTACAAAATATTGCTCGTAATTGTCGGGCTTTTCCCACATTCTGAATTTGCCGTGCTTGTTTCGCCTGATTCGTGGCTGACCGTTTCGCAGTACCACGTCTCCCACGATAATCGGGGTTTCACAATTCGCCTCCAGTGTGTCGCATAGCTCCTTAGGATATACATTTGTACCTGTGGATAAAAACGCTTCCTCAACAGTGGCGGGATACTCCTGCCTAAACTTTCGGATGTCACCGTTGCACTTGTTTTCAATTGCCCACTCCCTCCAGTGTAATTGCTCTAATGTTAGGCAATACTTGTCTTGTAGCTTCTTGGCCTCCGAGTCTATCCACTCCATTTCGTCGGGGTCAAACACCTGCTCGTTTGTTTTTGTCTCGAACTCATCGCGTTGGTTGTCCGAATCGAATGCTCGTATGTATCGATCATGGGCAAACCACGGAACGAAAACCAACACCCAGTCGGTGCCGGGTTGCCTCCATGCGAACGGAAACATGACATCTGAATCCGGCATGTGCGGCAAAACATCTGATAGGCGGGCCTCATAATAGATGTGCTCGCCCTCGCCGTAGGACTTGAACACATCCTCCTGGAACGGGTTGCCGTATCCGTTGGCGGTGCTCTCCCTAAATGCCTCGCTATACGCCGGCGGATCTGGCAGGCATTGCATGAGGCCTGTTAGCAGTGTGCGAGGATCGCGCCAGAACGCCTCCTCGCTATCATGTAGGAAATGGACGCCCTGTGATCGGCCGGCGTCCACATTCTCGGCGCTGGCTAATCTATATTCCGATTTGAGCCCGGTCCCCTGTTTATTGTCGAATTTTAGGGCCTGCTCATTGCTGGCTCGGGTAGCCGGGGCGATGGGGTTGCGTTCCTGCATCAGTTTTGCCATCTCGAACAGCGTCCTGGTGGACTCGCGCTCGTGGCCGACAATAAATGTGTTGCGGTTAAAGTCCAGGCTGGTCTTGCTGTAGAACCGTCCTTGAACGTATGTTGACCCACCAAAGCGACGGGATTTGAGCAGGAGCACCCGAACAATGCCCATATCAGCGAGCTGCTTCTCGGATACGGTGTGCAGAATCTTTTGGGGCGGGTTGTAGTTTAGCGGCAATATCTGGCTGGTGTTGTGGTCGCGTATAAAAATACAGTCTGCTGCGTGGCGTTCGCAGTCTGTTGTGTATGATTTTAGGAGTTCGAGGTCTTTACCCAATGTGTCTCATGTTTGCTTGGGTTTCCGGGTTTATATCCCCCGTGGGGAGTTGGCATTTTTTGTAATGATTTCAACGTATGCTTTTTTGCGAAAGTGTCTCACATTACAACGCTGTTTGCGATAAATACGGCATAGAATACCATAACCGCCACCAGATACGATAATATGTTAACTTTAATCCTTGCCATTGGCTAAATCCCTCAACTTGTCCTCTATTGTTATCGTGTGGTCATGCTCCTGTTTGTCGCTCATGTCGGTCATGTTGATAGCGACAAACTTTGCATATAGTGCGTTATGACAGCCGTTTAGGCCGTTCTCGACCAAAAACCACTTGAGCAATCGCTTTGCCTTCCTAAAAGCGTCCGAGAACTCTGCATGGTAGGAGGCATGCTCTGGGTTAATCCAATCGTACACCGTCGATATCCCCAACCCGTTGGATTTGGCGAAATTGCGGAGCGTTGGTAGTTTACAAGCGAGTCTTTTCCCGTCTTTATCCTCGTATGGTTCGACATCGTAGTGGTCTATGAGTTTTTGGCAATACTCTGGCCGGTACTTGGTCGGAGCTCCACCTGGGTGCTTACCCTTCTTTGTTTTGTTTACCGCCATTAAACCGCCTGCCTGCTTGGTGTGTCGTCATAAGTCTCGCCTAACCCACCTCGTTGCGAACACGGCTCACCGTCTTTATAGCGACCAGCGGACCACGCTATCCGGGCAACCTCTTTCTGTCTACCCAGGGTGGCATAGATACCGTCCCCGTTGCATAGGTGGTAGTTTTTATCCCACCAGATCTCAAATTGTTTGTCTGCTTTATCCATATCTCACCTCAATAGCAGATACCAGCACATAAACGGATGCACTGGGCCTTGTGAATAGTCTATGTGGGCTCCGTAGTTTGGTCGCATTCGTGGTCCATTGCCTCTTTCAGTATTTTTTCTACGCGCCTTTTGTCGCTGCGGTCTGCCGATACTGCAATGGCGATAGCGATTAGCGTGAACCCATAAATCATTCCCATAACAATGATAATTTCCATCATCCCCTCCCGTCATTGGGCCCCTTTGGACCGTCCAACTCTCTGACCATAACCGGATCGGGCCGCACCAGATGGCCCGATTGTACCAGCATTATCGGGATATTGCAAGCATCAGCGTACACCTGGGCGTGGTCCCTGGCCTCTGCCCTGGGGATTGAGCTGTCTACCTCGATCCAAATTCCGTAGGATTTGACTGTCTCCGGGTCTGGGCTTAGGATTGATTTTAGGGTTTCTTTATCGGTTGGTTTTGTAGTCATCAGCGTACCTTGTTGCCGCATTCAATGCATTCGCCGCGCTGCATGATTGATCCGCAGCGTGCGCACCGCGCGAACCGGACAGGGCCGGTCCTATCCTTGTATTGTTCTTCACCGAAAATTCGGCGGATGGTTTCGCGGTCATCCGCTCTTAGCTCGGTACGGAGGCTCGCATGGGTGTGGATCGTCCGGGTTCATGTCGCGCCAGCAGAGAAACTCTGCCGCCTTTCCATCTCGGATTAAATGCCAAGAGCCATGGTTGTCTCGCATTAACACATAATATTCGCCCATCAATATCCCCCCCCGCTATGCGCCTGGTGGTGAGTTTGATGGATTGCCGCTATTAATCTCTCTCATGGATCAATCTCCTTTTGCGGTTGCTTGTTTACCGAGGCCCGCCCGCCCAGCTTCTGGCGAGGCGGACGGACCTTGGGTTTGACTGGGGCGCGATTCCCCCAGCTCCAGACTTTGGGTCCGGAATAGTGGCCAGACCGGCTGCAACCGGCGCGGTGAAGTTAGATGTCATTGGCATTGCAGTGCCATTCAATCATCCACCGCCTGTGCTGACATGCTGCTTTCTATTTAGTATAAATCTGGGGCGGTGTCAATGTTTTTTAGTTTTTGTTTAATTTTGTGCTTGACATTGTATAGCGCGTGGTGTATGGTGAATTAAACAATCAAACAAGGAGGTCGTCATGGAAAACTTATTTACAGGAATCACTGGCGGGGCTACAGACGGACGCATTAGAAACCTAAGCGATGCCATGCGCGAATTCGGCATTCCAGCCGAGGCGTTTGATATCGAGGAATGCCAGGACGAAAAAACAGGCCATCGGTTTGGTAGGGCCGCATGTAGGCGCGGATACGCCGTAAAAATAGGCGGTGGAGGTCGCAACCGTGGCAGCCGGTATGCCTATCAGGTTTGGGCTGTGGTAAAACCTGAATATCGTAACAATCGGCGGACGGACTAAACAATCAAACAGGAGGACAAAATGAGTAACAAATCGGTAATGCTATTCGCGAGAGCGCCCAAAGAAATGGCCGAAAAACTGAAAAAGCTGGCTAAAAAGGACGACCGGCCACTCTCCGGATACATCCGGCGAGTGCTTGCGCTGCATATTGAGGCCGAGGAAAATAACGGCTGAATAAACCATTAAACAGGGAGGGCAGTATGGAAAAACCACCGAAGTACGAGGCCCTAAACAAAAACGGGGATCCATATTGGAGGCCAGCACAGACCATCGGAGAATTACCACACAGCGCAATAGCAGCACTCCGGCGCATCGCCGAGGTTCTGCACGTTGAGCGGGTTCCGTTCGGGGCGCCTCTTTGGTACGCCCTGGGGCTCACCAAAAAAGAGGCCGCAGGCCACCGCCTGTACCCACATATTTTACTCAGGGGCGAAGAAATGCCGCTGGATTTAATTTTGAACCGTGAAAACGGGTGACGATATGGACTACACCACCAAATTCAATATCATTACCCGCCTACAGGCTAACCAGGCTGGCCTGCTGGCACAGGCGGACAACTGCGCTGACCAGGACCATAGGCGCAGGATCATTAAATCTGCTGTGGCAATGGCGTGTGCCATGGCTAAAATAGCCTCAATGAGGTAGGGAGGTAAAAATCATGACAGGATTCGGCAACATCATAGACAAAAACACATCGGCGATCGTGCGCCTGCAAAGACTGGTATTGGCGCTGGCCATCGCTGTATTGCTGGCCGTTCTGTCGGGCTGCGCATCAATGTCTACACCAATGAAAAACGCCCAAACAGGCCAGACCTATACATGCTCTGCCTGGGGCTGGGGGTGGGTAGGCACTCCGGCGGCTATCATTGCGCATCATCATTGCGTTACTACCATGGAGTCCCGTGGTTATGTGGAGATGAAATAATGGAACTGATTAGCGCGACAAGAAAGTCCGACCGGGACCGGTTTAAAGCACTGTCAGAGCGTCCTGACCTGTACGCCCTGATCCACACAACCGAAATGCCGCCGGGAATGTTTGGTGTGTTCGCGGCAGGTACGGATATACACGAGGCAATTAAACTATATTTGGAGGTGCGTGATGGATAAAACATTTTACCAACAATACAAAGATTTGGATCGTGGGCTTAACAGCCGCCAATTTCTCGACAGCCTGATGGCGCTCAACCATGAGGAGCGTAAGAACCAAGGGCTATCATGTAACTGTAAAACTGGGGCCCCGAAGTTTGGATTGCCAGATGATAAGCGCACCAAGAAACACGATGGCCCGTGCGAGTTAGAGCACTACAACCTCATTAACAGCCGGTTTGCTATCGTCGGCGAGCTTTGGGCTTGCCCATGCCAAATAAAAGATCGCCTGATGCCTGCCACAGAACCGCACGGCGGCCTATGGGTTGACGACGCGACACTTCTTGAATCAATCGTTGTTAGGAATAATTCATAGCTGATTGTCAAAGAACACAGTAACCTATAACATTGATTTTATTGGAGGTAAAGGATGAAAGACAGAAAATGCCCAGTATGTGGAGGATTTATGGTCTGGACTGGATTCTGCCATGTTTGCGAACGCTGCGGACACAAACCATATTAACCCACCTGCGGGATTGAAGCCCCCGCTTTTCCTACCCCACGCCCGGCTGACTGTTTTGTGGCCGGGACCTCTTTTTGCGCGACCATTCTTCAAATCGTCTACGGCTACATTTTACGCAACACGAATTCGATATATACCTCAGGGTATCGCCGCAGTGCAGGCACGGCCTCCCATCATACAGTTTAGCTGGTGGATGGTGACTACCACCTCTCGGCATTATTTTAACGCCCATTTTATTGAGGTTCATTATGACAGATCTTTGACATATCCCGAGGACAACACCGACCTTGTATGACGATTTGAGTTTATCATATAGATCAATCATATACGTTAGATATGAGTTGTACCCCGCAGCACGGGCCCTATCTATTTTGTCCTGGTAGTACTGGATTTGGCGTATCCCGTGCAGTGACATGATTGCCTGGTCCTCCAGTGAATACTTGCTTTTTACATCGTTGCCCATGGCGAGCCCTCCGAAATTACCTCCATGATCTGATTCGCGTGGCTCTCCTGAATAACACGCACCGTCATTTGCCCCCTGGTTGTGTCGATGGTCGCCAGCAATATGCCCTGTTCGCCGGCCGATCTCAACATCTCGACCTCGTGGCACAGTGGCGTCATTTTTTCCTGTTGGTCTTTCGTTAGATCGATTCGCATAGTATCCTCCCTTAAAATTGTACCGGGGCCTTGCCGCATCACCCATGATCGGCTCTGGCCTATTCCAGACGGCCCCGGTTTAAGTGTTCAATTAATTGTTTCCATATGAATTCTGTGTATGCTGGTGGTCCGGTATTGTTCCCGAAACGTCCCCCGGGTGGGCTGTCATACCGCAGGGATCGAGGGGCAAAATTGATTTCATCATTAATCGCCTATATCACAAGCACGGCCGCATCCCGTTGGTGCTGGTTTGTACGCCCTTCCCATCCGGTAATGCGGTTGAACGTCTTAGCGTCCATCTTGCTTGATTTTTTGTTGCGGTGTGGAATAACGGTGTAACCCAGGCGCCGGAACCCAGATATTAGCAACTCTGCCTCTCTACAGACACCGCCCACATTACGTCCAATCTTTCCGTGGGCATGTCGGTTGGTATGCGGCCTACCGATTACAGGTAGGTCGCTGGTATCCTCGATATGGATCTCAACGCATTCTGGCGCCCACATCCTCACCCTGTCGTATGCCGTCCAGAAATCTACCGTGCAAAGTTCTGTGATTTTACCATCTATGGCGAACGCCAACCCAGTTTGTTTTCCAGGGTCTATCCCTATTATGATTTTGTTTTTCACCCTTTCGCCTCCTTACCGCGCCTGGTTCTCGTTTATTCCATAACCCCGTAAACAGCCGGCTTAAATCCAACACCGTCCGCAGGCCGCTTGGGTTTCAACTCGACAATGGGGCAATGCAAACTCAATGACCGGAACCATATCTCAGCGTTCTTGCGATGGACTCCGAGGTGTTCCGCAAGCTGGTCAACCGTGAATGTTTTCCTATGGTTAACGAATGTTACGGCCCGGATCGATCGGTCGATAAGCTGTCCCCGGTTGAATGATTTTGCGCCCTTCATGATGTGTGGTTCCTTTCCTGGTTCTCGTAGGTTGTCCTGTGTCCTATCCATGTGAGGTATATTGTCCCAATTTTACCCTGTCGGTACTTTCTGATTATAAATTCCCCGACTCCTGGTCGGTCTGTGTCGGGATAATAGTGCTCATCCCGATAAAGAAATGCCACAACATCGGCATCTTGTTCGATAGCTCCGGAATTTCTTAGGTCGCTAATCACAGGACGTTTGTTGTCGCGCTCTTCGCATTTACGGTTAAGTTGGGAAAATAGGATGACCGGCACATCGTTTGTCTTTGCGGCAGCCTTAAGGCCCTTGGTAATGGTGCCAATCTCCAAATCTTTACGTTCGGATGCCTCGCCCTCGATGTAGTCCAGATAATCAACCAGGATTATGCAACGCCCATGCATCTTTTTGAAATTCCGAATTTTTGACTGAATCTCTTTAACCGTCGAGGTCGGCGTGTCATCTGTCCATAGGGGCTTGTCGTGTATATTTTCAGACGCCTCCGCAATTTTAACCCACTGGTCGGCTTGTATCTCGCCAGTCGTGAACCGCTCACCGTCAACTCCGGATTCGCACGATACTTCACGGGTTGTTAGCTGTTCCTTGCTCATCTCAAGGCTGATCTGCAACGAGGGGAACCCGCTTTTAGCAGCACCGCGAGCAACCCTCATGCCCCAGGCGGTCTTTCCCATGCCTGGGCGGCCAGCGACAACATAAAGTGTTGATCCCTGAAAACCGCCAAAGCGCCTATCAATTTCGGATAGCCCACACGGTATCCCCGGAGGGTTCGGGTTGTTTTTCATGGCCTCCCATTTTTCAAGCATCTCGGGCAGAAGGTCGCCAATCCGATAAAACGATCCTGAGTGGACTGGTATTTTTGCAGATTCCATATCGATCCTTTCCAAAATTTTATCAACTTTATCACCGTTATAGCAAGCCTGGATCGTGGACGAGCACATCTTGATTATCATACGCTTTTGAGACGCAGACTTTATCATATCGCAATGGTCTTTAATACCAACACCGGGAACCGTGTCTATTATTCTGGCAATGTAAGCAGCGCCGCCGCATTCTTCTAGTTGGCCGGCGTCACGGATTGCACCGACAACAGTGGTCAGGTCAACGTTGGTTCCTGATGATTGTAATCTGGTTATGGCTGCAAATATTTTCTGGTGTCCTGTACGGTAAAAGTCCTCGGGGTTTAAAAGTTCGATTATGTCCTCAGCTGATCCAAGCATCGCGGCAGACAATACGGATTCCTCTGCCTCTATGCACTGGGGAGGGAGCTTTTGTAATGTGCAATCGTTAGTCTGCATAGCGCGGACCCTCATTAATTGGCGGTTCTTGTTCCGGTGGCTTTTTTACCTCGTCCTTCCACCTTCCCTGGTTTAGCCATGTTGACGGGTTGGGTATAAAGTCGCCTTCACCATTATTGCCTTTAAAGTGTTTCGCTTGGACTTGCAAAATTATGGCCTGAATCAATTCCCCTGGTTTCGCCTTTTTCGATTTTCCTATCTGTTTCCATTTAGTAAAAGCTGCATCCTTTCCAACTTTTTTTGGATATTGTGCCCAGAACTTTTCAAAAGATTCTGTATATTCCCCCTTTGGGGGGGTGGGGGGG